TGGTTAGCAGTATTCAATATCAATACTTTATTATTCTCCTTTTGTTTAAAAAAATACTGGCTGGTCATACAATAGTTATTAGAATCATGCCAGTCATGATATGACCAAGTATAAATTCTGTAGGTCAGCCCGGAATACCGTCTTTATCAGATATTAATATATATAGAATAAGAGAGTTATATAGGGGTATTTCACAAAACCTCTTTAATCCCCTATACTCTCCCCCTATACTCTCCCCCTATACTCTCCCCTTTGTCTCCTCTTTGATATATAATGCCCTCTTTATGAGCGCTTTTTGGGAGGGGGATCATTAATATAGAATAGAGACTACTTTTGAGAAGCTCTATAAGAAAGCGCTCATATCCGGAAAAGACATGCGATAGGTACGTTCTCGGTTTCTGGTTTATATTGAAGATGTGGATAAGTTCTATTTTTCAATTCAAAAAAGATTTTGCATTTATCTTACTAAGAATGAATACAAATACTTACCCAAGATCTTACCCCAAGATCTTATCCCAAAATCTTACCCCAAGATCTTATCCCAAATCCACCCCACTAAAATCCCAACTAAATTCGGTAACCGCTTTTAGAAAGCATCCCAGATTTTTAGCAGAACTAAAATTTGGTTTTGAAACAAAAAAAGGAGTCGTGGAGACCTCCTTAAAAGTTTACAATGCGAACATTATTCCCCACATAGTAAGAATTGTAAAGAATGCCAACATTTTAAATAAATTGGAGTACAACTTCATATACCCTCCTCCTAGTTGATCTTTTAATAATAAGTTAAGTTCTTAATTCAGTTATGAATATATATAGTTTTCGCCATATATAAGCGGTTATCAACTATTACTGAAAACAGATTATCTTCTAAGTCTTTTTCTAATAAGCTAGAATTCTTTTTTATTATGTCTAATACTTTTGATACTTGTTTATCATTTACTTCATCTTGACTAATTTTATATCCTCTATCTCTAGTTCCTAATTCTATATGTTTTGAATTGTATCTGTAGTTACCACTACAACCACAACAGCATTTATTTGCTTTGCCCGAATATACATAAAGGATTTCATCTGTAGTTAAAGACATTAGGATTTCTTGTTTGGTCATTATAGTTCCTTTCTATCCTTTAAAAATAGTTAGCATCTTATCAGATATTGATATGTATAAAAAACAAGAACAAAATATAAATATTTTTCATTATGTAAAAGGGATTAAAAAAATGGATCTTAAAACTATAGCCACTAATTTTCAAAACCAAAAAGTACCTGGAATTAAGTCAATTAAGAAACATCCATCTATTGATAGTGAAGTTTTTAACAGTTACGGTAAATTATTTTTACAAAAATACTTTTTAAATGATGGTAGAAAACCAAATAAGATGGTAGCTTTTGGATCTAAAGACGAAACATTTTCTAATCCTATAGTGTTTATAGTATATGACATTACTCTTCGTCCTGCTATGTTCTTTGAATTTAAAGACGATTTTGATCTTAATGGCTTTATCAAGTTTGTTGGTGATTTTATTAGTAAAAGTAAGTTTCGGGTTCCGGCTAAAAGAATTAGAGAAAATTTAGATATAATAAAAGAAGACTTTTGGGCCAGAACTGGCGATTTTTTTGTTCTTAAAGTTGTTCCAATTATTAGTGGTATTGTAACAGTTACTTCTCTAATACTAATTGCTTGGTATTATTTTAAAACTGTTAAATATGCGACTGAAGAATATTATGTTAATACCAAAATTGAATCTGATTTAAATAAAGAGTTGTTTCAAGGTCAAGCGAAAAATGAATCTGGTTTTGAAATGTTTAATAGACTTGAAAATTATATAAAATTAGTTTTGGATAAACAAATTAATTCATTGATATTATGTGGTCCTCCTGGTATGTCTAAAACTTATATGGTTAGAAGAACGTTACATTTTGAAGGAAAAAGTCCTGGTAAGGATTATAAAATTGAAAAGGGATCCGCTCTTGGTATTAATGCAATATATCAACTCTTGTATGATTATAGAAATAAGTTATTGGTTCTTGATGATTTTGATACTCCTTTACAAAATGAAGATGTTATTAATTTAATGAAAGCCGTTACTGATTCTTATGGAAAAAGAATAGTTTCATTATCTCCAGAAAAGATATTGACAACTCAAACACAGGAAAGAAGCGACGCTCCTTCTAAATTTGAATTTACTGGCCAAATTATAATGATTACCAATAAGAAAAAGGAAGATATAGATTTAGCTTTAAGAAGTAGATCTCCTGTAGTAGAAGTATCTTTTAATGCTAAAGAAATAATAGATGCATTGGAAAAGCTTTTGAAATTTGTTGCTCCTCAAGTTCCTTATGAAGTTAAATTAGAAGTTTTTAATTACATAAAATTGTTACATATTAATGACCCCAAGATTAATGTGACTTTTAGATCAGTTAAAGCTGCTATAGATGCTAGAGTTGGTAATCCTGAAGATTGGAAAGATATGGTTAAGTTAATTGTTGATTATAAGGGGAAATCAATTAAAGAAATGCTCATTTCTGCATCTTTAGAAAGACTTTATTAAGAAAAAAAGGAGTCGATAGAGACCCTTTTTTATTTTATGGAAGATACTCCATGCTTTCGCGCTTGATTAAATAGAACTAGTCATCTTGGGGTTTCTTCATTATTAGTAAAATGAGTTTCGCGCACCTATCCTAGTTTTCCATTTGGTAATAATACTTGATAATAGATAAGTCGAGTTTCCCTATTCATATCTGTTGCTTTTAATATAAGACCTGGTTCTAATCTCATTATTATCTTGCTTTTTGTATCTGGTTTAATATAAATAGGAATATTTTATGTTTTATAGAAAGAATTACTTCTGCACTATAAACTACTGATGTAAAAGTAGAATTAAAATTATTAAAATTTTCATGAGTTAATCTCCTTTAATTTAAATCTTTTCTTCACCTTTTTTCTAACAATGAAATCTTTTCTTCTTCCATCTTTTCTAACTACTATACCATATTTAAAAATACTGTGAAAATATTTGTATAGTTTTTCACAAAAATTTTTATCCATACTGATTCTATCAATTAAATGATGTAGACAGGTTATTTTAACAAGACATGTTTGGCATGGACACTTTTCTGATATATATTTATAATAACTTCTTCTAATTAGAATACAAATTCTTTTGTCAATATCATTTCTTACAAAACAATTGCATCCTTCACACCTCTTGTAATTTTCAATTATACTCAATATTTTCTCCTTTCTAAAAAAATCGTTAGATTTTCTATAGGGAAAATTGATTGATTTTTAATCAAAAAAGGAATACCAAACGGTACATATGAATTAATCTATTCTGATCTGATCCTGAACTCCTCTACTCCTCTACTCCTCTATACAAAAAAAGATGCTAAAAATATGAACAATATAATACCTAATCCCACTTTGGTTTTAAGTAAAGATACAAGAAACATTAAAGCAAAACATGCAAGCACAAGAGAAGGACACAAAATAATCATGAAAGGTAGCATATTCTTCTCCTTTTTTGAGATGGGGAGTCGTGTAGACCTCCCCAAGTTTTTATTTTAACAGGTCACTTTCCAGATGATGTCGATGGAGTGGGCACTCTGGCGAAATGTCCACCCACAGGTTGTTATAAGCGCCTGTGCATTTGCAGCCTTTCGGCCGCTTCCTGCCAGTGAAGTAAAGGCCCAACGCTACAGCAACCATGAACCCAAAAAATGCCCCGACGTAGATAATCATGACAATCTCCTTTCATAATAAGTTATTGGTTTCTAATATCAAGCATTAATATATATAAAAAACAAGGTATTTAAAGCAAAAAATAATTCTCCTTAGGGGAAGTCTTGGCGACCTTCCCCCCTAGTTTGATTTACCTAGCTTGTTCAAACTTTGAATATGGAATTCCTGCTCCCTCACAAAATTCTTTAAGAAGGCGAACGATCATGATGGCCTTCTTATACGACCAATATTTATGACGAATATGAAGTTCTGTTGGAGTCATCAATGTCACCCAGCATTCCGCCATTTCATTATACCCGAGATTCTGAATATGATAGTATGGGTACCCAACTAAAGCCAGAATGTGCTTAAACCACTCTCTAACTTTGAATCCAGAAATATCTTTGTTCGGGTATTCCTTCAGATTGAACTTAATTATAGTTCCCAAACGATCGCCAAAATTGTCCTTCAGCTTTTCCAACACCCACCAATTAACTTCTACACTTTTGATATAATCTTGAATTTCGAACATCAATAACCTCCTTTTAGTAATAAGTTATTATTGGTACCAGGTAACAGATTAATACCAAAATGATTATAGCAATTTTTTCATTTTTCAATTTCCTTTATGTATTTTTTTGAGTTTCATTAAATGCATCTCTTCTGATTTGATATAACTTACTATATCTCATTTTTACAATATACTTATAACAAGGGAATAATTTTTCTATATCCTTAGTCATTAAAAATTTAAGGGTGCATTGGAAATTGCACCCTTTACAGATATCTTTAGTTCTCATCTTTCAATAAAGTTGTAAGGAGACCATTGCCACCCACCTGGAACTTCTTTCTGGTCTTCCTCGATTTTAATAAATTTAGGTATAGAAGTTTTTGAGTTCAGCCCAATTGATTTAACTGTTACTTCCTTTCCCATATATTTTTTCATTTTTTCAGTCCAATAATCTGGAACTTTCTTATAGTTTCTGATAACTAATTTCTTTCCAACTGAAAAAGAAGCCTGGATTGATGCCATTACTTTTCTGCCTCCCCCCATATAGTTTTAAAGGTAAGATAAAATGAAGTCACGTGAAAATAATATCTGTACCACACCCATTACATGAAAGCAAGTTCATGGTTTTCCCCTTTCTTTTTAGAACAAATATATGATGAAAACAATAGACCTACAAATAGAGCAGCTATTAAATGATGATTCTTTAGAAGATAACTTTGAAATTAGAAAATCATCAATACATGGGCTTGGAGCGTTTTCAAAAAGAGATTTTAAAAAAGGGGAATTTATTAATAAGCACATCATTCGCTTATCAAATGGAGATCTTCAAGTTACAAAATTCGGAAGGAAATTAAATCATTCTACCAATCCGAATGCAATTTCAAAAAAGGGTAGTGATGGATGCTATAGAGTTTATGCATTAAAGGATATAAATTCGGGCGATGAAATAACTTTGGATTATACAGTAAATAAAAATTTAGAGCAACCAAATAAAAATTGGAAAAAGTAAGAATGGTAGTAAATCACAAAACTTATCGATTTTAAAGAATAGTAGACCAAAAATTATAGTTGATACCTGAAGATAATGTCAATAATTAATATATATAGTTTAATTTAAGAGGTAATATATGGATGATGTAAAAGGCCTTAGTAAAGAAGACCTTTATTTGCTTATGGAAAGTTACAAAAATATGATCACTTTAAATTCAACTTTAGCAGAACAACAAAAACAACTAATTGAAAACCAACAAAAAATTTTCGAGAAACAAGATACTTTAGCTTCAAAGCAAAATCAAATTTGTGATAGAGTTAATTTAATGGCTGATAGAATTGAAAGGTGGTCCTCCGATGCAAAAATTAGTCATAATGAAATACAAGATACTTGTTCTGGATTGGAAGAGAACTTAAGTGAAAAATTAAATGAACTTAAAGATTCAAGTATTCAAATGACTATAGATAATACAAAGTCACATTCTTCTTTAAAGAACCATATTTACGGTGCTTATATAGGTATGGGTAGTATAATTATAAGTGTTTTAACTCTTGTTTACTTCGTTTTTTCACATAATGATAAAACAAATGAGATATTAAAGATTTTACAGAAGGTTGCACTTAAACTAGGTGTTCAAATTATAAATTAGTAAAAATAATTAAAAGGAGTGGGGAAAAATATGGTAGAAAATATTCAAAAAGAAATAAACGAATTAAGAGAACAACTTGATAAATATAAAAATGAATCTTTATCTCTCAAAAAAGCTATTTGGGATATGTTAAATTATTCTAATTTATTCGTAGTTATTTTAGACGAAAAGTTAAATATAAAGTTGTGCAATTATAATTTGGCGAGAGTTCTTGGATTTAAAAGTGAAGAAGAAATTTTAGAAAAATGCTGGTTAGATTTTATTCCAGAAAATAATAGAGAAATTGTTAAACAAATACATGGCTTGGTGAAAATTTGTGCGGAACGAGATGATGAAAAATATAAAGAGGTTATAAATGATATTCTTTTACCTAATGGCGAAACTATGTTAGTTCGATGGTTTAATATGTGCATAAATCATAATTACAATATGACATTCAGTATTGGGGTTGAACAAGCCACAGATACGAAATCAACAGATGAGTCAGTTAGAGCTTATTATAAAGGAATTATTGAAAAAGATAGAACTATGATCAATTCTTTAAGAGATTTAGTTTTATCTGCAAATAAACCAGTATCCACTTGCAATCCATCATTATGAGTCAATTCACACAACCATTTGTCGGAGAACTAATAGGCCCTAATAGATGGAGAGTTTATAATCCATTTGAATATCATGTTGGTAAATATCCTAGCGAAATTATTATTTATGTACCAGTTGGTTTCGAAACTGATTTTGCTAGTGTCCCTCGAATATTTTGGCCAATAATTTCTCCTGTTGATGAGCATGGAAAAGCAGCTGTAGTTCATGATTATTGTTATAGAGAAGGTTTATATCCAAAATTAACTTGTGATAAAATATTTAGAGAAGCTTTGAGAGTTCTAAAAGTTCCTGAATGGAAAGTATTTTGTATGTATTGGTCCGTAGTACTATTTGCATGGAGAGGATGGTTTAAAGCTCGTCGTCAAATACCGATGAAATCAAATGATAAATTAGAACAAATTTTAAAATAATTTGCGAAAGGTTTGATATTATGAAAATTGGAATAGTTGGCCACACATCGTTTTTAGGTTTTACAGGTTACAACAATCATTCTAGAAATTTTTTTACCCACCTTAACAAACACTATCCAACAAGAATAAGAAACTATACTTATACTCCTGATTTATCTTATCTAAGTCAAGTTCAACGTGATATGATAATTGAACAAAAATGGAATGACTATCCATTTAAAATAGGAACTCCGTTTATTAAAGATTCTGATACCACTTATGTTAATCTTGTTCTCAATGAAAGTCATCATTATTTTTTCTATGATAACTACGATTCTCCCAAAGTTGCATATAATGTTTGGGAAGCAACAAAACAAATTCCAGAATTTTTTAATAGAATTTTACAATATGATCAGTTCTGGTGCCCCACAGAATGGCAACGTCGTTGTACAATTGAACAAGGATACCCAGAAGATAGAGTTAAAGTAGTTCCAGAAGGAGTTGATGGAAAAAGATTTTATCCTTTACTTGGTAATGACCGCAATTTCGCAAGATCAGAATTATGCAAAAAATATAACATTCCAATAAATGCATTTATTTATCTATTCTTTGGAAGGTGGGATTATAGAAAATCTGTTACTGAAATTGTTAGAACATTCTATAATACATTCAAAGATGATGAATTATCGTATTTAGTTTTGTCTGCTGATAATCCATTTCCTGTTGATAACATGAGTTCTACGGAAGAAAGACTAAAGCATTATGGATTAGAGCATCCAAATATTAAAGTATTACATTTTCCATCTGATGATGAATATACAAAATGGTTGCAAGTTGGGGATTGCTTTGTTAGTTGTGCAAGATCTGAAGGATGGAATCTACCATTAATAGAAGCTATAGCTTGTGGCATTCCTACAATATGTTCAAACTGGAGTGGCCAACTAGAATTTGCGGATGGAATCTCTCTGCTTGTTGATGTTCCTACTTTTAAGAAACCTGAAAAAGTATTTATGCTTGGAGATAATTTTGATATTGGAGTCTGGGGGGAACCAGATTTTGACCATCTTGCAAAAATAATGATAACTGCAAAAGAAAGTCATCTAAGAGACCGAGCTGTTAAACTTTCTAAATATATCCGTGAAGCTTACTCTTGGGATAATGCTGCATTAAAAGCTAAAGAAATTATTGATGATTTGGTTAAGAAAACAACTTATGTTGTTCCTGAAACAATACCACTAGCTAAAGAAATTAAACTCAACTTGGGATGCGGTAATGACATTCGCCCTGGTTATATTAATATTGATCGTTTTAACAACACAGGTCAAGTAGATCTTTGTTCAGACTTTAAAATACTACCTTTTAAAACAGAAAGTGTTAGTGAAATTTATGCATCACATATTTTTGAACATGTTGGAATAAATGATGTTTATGAAGTAATTGAAGAGTGGAAACGAGTGTTAAAAGTTGGAGGGAAACTTGAAATTAGGGTTCCCAATTTAGAGAGAGAAGTTAAAATATGGTTAAATGCAAATGATGAACAAAAGTGGTTTGAGATTCACAGAATATTTGGTAGTCAATCACATCCCGGTAATACTCATTTTTGTGGTTTTAATATTGGGAGTTTAAGATGGTTATTGTCTCGTTTGGGGTTAAAAGTGGAATTCTGTGATTTAAATGATAATGGTTATGGCGAAGAAATTAAATGTATTTCAACAAAAGTAAGAGAACCTTTAAGAAGCAGACCAACTTATATAACACATTTTGTTGATGGACCATTTATAGAAATTAGAGGAGATAATGATGATCCAAGTTTCTATCTTGTTGATGTTTTAGATTTAGATAATAATTCTAGTGTTCATCAAACAACATTGAGAATAAATAATTGGACTAGACCTCACAGAAAGTATTTCACAAATTATACTATTACTATAAAACGAAATGGAAAATTGGAGTATAAACATAAATATGATGCAAAAGGAAAAAAAGTTTTAATTAGTTTTGATTCTAGGTCACTCGGCGATACTATTGCCTGGATACCATATGTAGAAGAGTTTAGAAAGAAAAATGAGTGTAAAGTTATAGTATCAACATTTTGGAATACCTTGTTCGAAAAACACCCAACATATTCTAACCTTGAATTTGTAAAACCAGGAACTCCTATTAGTAACTTGTATGCATCATATACAATCGGGTGTTATGAAGGAAACATATGGAAAAATAAAGTAGATTGGAGAACTGTTCCGCTACAGAAAGTTGCTGCAGATACATTAGGAATTGAATATAAAGAGATAATTACTGATATTGATTTTGTTCCTAAAGAAAGGCCAATTGAAGAAAAGTATGTTACTATATCTGAATTTTCGACATTTCAATGTAAATTTTGGAACTATCCCGATGGATGGCAAAAAATAATAGATTGGTTAAGTTCTAACGGGTATAAAGTTATGGTTATTAGTAGGGAACAAACTTCATTAAAAAATATTATTAATAAAACTGGTTTAACAATTCAAGAAACTATGAATAATATTTACCATTCGGAATTCTTTATGGGAGTTAGTGCTGGACCAGCTTGGTTATCTTGGGCACTAAGAAAACCTGTAGTTATGATTTCAGGATTTAGTAAACGTACTGCAGAATTTAAATCTAATATTATAAGAGTTATCAATGAAGATGTGTGTCATGGGTGTTTTAATGATGTTAATAATAACTTTGATCGTGGGCAATGGATGTGGTGCCCTAGACATAAAGATACAGATAGACAATTTGAATGTACTAAAAAAATTACTCCTGATATGGTTATTGAGCAAATGAAGAAAGGCGGATTAGTTAAGTGACTTCTCTGTCCAGCTAGCTGCCCAGAGAAGTCACAAAAGGAACTAACAAGTTACAACGATTTAATACATTTAGAAATTTAGAACAAAATATAAATCATGGGATTCCTGCATTGATCTGCATTTTTTTGAAAGAATGTAAAGGAGCTATTTAATGCTAAGAGATACTATTATTCAGTCTGATGGCTCACCATTTAGTTGGCAAGGAGCATGGACTGATGGATCATGTTATGTAGTAAATGATTTAGTACAGAATAATGGCGATGTATATGTTTGTATACAAGATCATTGTGCAGATTCAACAACAGAACCAAGCATAGGAAGTAGTTGGCAGTCATATTGGGATTTATTCATTGAAGGTACATCTGGTACTAGCGGAACTTCAGGAAGTTCTGGATCCAGCGGTACTTCTGGTACATCGGGGGTAAGCGGAAATGATGGAACTTCAGGATCGTCTGGAACTTCTGGTACTTCTGGTACGTCAGGCAATTCAGGATCTAGCGGAAGTAGTGGGACATCAGGAATCTCAGGAACGTCTGGATCGTCTGGTACCTCGGGTACTTCAGGAACTAGCGGTAGTTCGGGAACAAGTGGTTCGTCAGGTTCATCCGGTACCAGTGGCATTTCAGGATCATCTGGATCTTCTGGAACAAGTGGTACGTCAGGTTCATCAGGTTCATCAGGCAGTTCAGGAACATCTGGTTCGTCTGGAACATCAGGAATAACTCCTAACATTTATATTGATAGTACTTCAGGAGATTTATACTTTACTGATCCAGTTAGGGGAAAGAACTTAGGTGCAGCAATTATTCAACAGGACGCAGGAAGAAATTCAAATGCAGTAACTAATCTTTATTTATCTGGTGAAGGAAGTACTCCTTGGAACTTAAATGGTTTTGTTCTTCCTTGGGATTCAACATTAGTTGCTATGTCAATGTCGGGAAACTTAAATACACAGACATGGACTGCAGAAGTAAGAAAAAATGGAGTTGCAACAGTATTAGATTCACTAACTATAACTAATCAATATACAAATTATGATAATACAAAAAATTTAGACTTTAATGCTGGAGATAGAGTTCAAGTCTATTGTAATGGTACTTCAATAGATTATCCACATGTTACTCTATTCTTCAGGAGGAGATTTTAATTATGGCTTTCATATTTACTACAACCGGAATACAAAATCCAGTAGTGTTTGAAGATTTAGGTAGAAGAGAGTACCCACATCCAACTATTAACTATGATCTTGAACAAGAATATAAACCAGAGGAAATACGGGCATCTCGCGATGTTCAATTTGCTATTGATAATAACTATATTACTGTAGTTGATGAGTTCAATAATCCTATTTTAAAAGTAACAGGCGCTGTAGCACATGGCGGTTTATCAGGTTTAGAAGAAGATGATCATTTACAGTATTCAAAAACTGATGGAACATCAAGAGTAATATTTGATGTTAATAATCCTACTAATCAACAAGTTTTAGAATATAATTCAGTAAGTGGTAAATGGATTAATGTTGATAGCGTAGCTGGTACATCAGGAACTTCTGGTTCATCAGGTACATCAGGTAGTTCAGGTTCAAGCGGAACTAGTGGAACATCAGGGTCAAGCGGAACATCTGGTACTTCAGGTGCAACACCAAGAGGTTCAATTTATTATTTACACGATGAAACTGCAGCAAGTAATTATTTGTTAGCAAGAAATCCAGGAGAACTTCCAGAAAATACAATTACTATATCAAATGTTAGCGGCGAAACTTTAATTTCAACATGGGATACAACTGCAGGGGATCCAGGTATTGAAATAATGCCTGCAGGTGTTTGGACAGCTAAATTCTATGGAGCAGTTAATACTGCCTCTGCAAAATTAAAATTTGAGATTTATAAATTAAATCAATTAAACGTAGAGACTTTAATTGTTTCTGGAGAATCTCCGTTTTTTAGTAATACTTCACCTGAAGTTATTGAGTGGGATGTTATTCAGCCTCTAAATGAAGATATGGATTCAACAGATAGGCTTAGATTAAAAATTTATGCTGACTCAACTTCAAGTAATGATGTTACCTTGTATTTTGAAGGTGTTATTCATGCCTCTTATTTAACCACTCCTATTTTTGTTGGTGCTGCTGGTACATCAGGAAGCTCAGGAACTTCTGGATCAAGCGGAACTTCAGGAACTTCTGGTTCTAGTGGAACTTCTGGTATTGATGGAACAAGTGGATCTTCTGGTACTTCAGGAAGTAGCGGAATATCTGGTACTTCAGGAAGTAGTGGTACATCAGGAACTTCTGGTACTTCAGGAAGTAGCGGAATATCTGGTACTTCAGGAAGTAGTGGTACATCAGGAACTTCTGGTATTGATGGAACAAGTGGGTCTTCTGGTACATCAGGAACATCGGGAAGTTCAGGATCAAGCGGAACTTCTGGTTCATCAGGTACATCAGGTTCTAGTGGTTCATCAGGTACATCAGGTAGTTCAGGAACAAGTGGGTCATCAGGATCAAGTGGAACATCTGGAACAAGTGGTACAAGTGGTACATCAGGTATTGATGGAACTTCTGGTAGTTCAGGAACATCAGGAACAAGTGCTGATGGTGTTTATTATAATCCTACTGTAAATGAAGTTGTTTATGAAGATGTTGTTAGAGGAAAAACTCTTGGTGTAGCATTAATTGATTTTGGTGCATCAAGAAATACTACAAATGTTACAAATCAATATCTATATATTTACGACTCAGTGCCATCGAATTTAAATGGTTATACTTTACCTTATAATTGTACACTAGTTGGGATTACATTAAGTGGGCAAGCAAATCAAACTTGGACTGGGCAGATTCGTAAGAATGATTCACCTACAGTTGTAGCGTCTTTAACAATGGTTGCAGCAAAATCTGCATATGATTATACAGTCAATGTTGATTTTAATGCTGGAGATAGAGTTCAGTTCTATTGCTCGGGAACTAATATTAATAGGCCTCTAATTTATGTGTTATTTAGGAGAAGAATCTAAATGGCATTTCTTATCACTACTACCGGGGTTCAAAATCCTGTTGTTTTTTCAGATTTGGGTGAGCGTGAATATCCTCATCCAACTACTGATTATGATTTAGAGCAGGAATATAACCAAGAAGAAATTAGAAAATCTTTTGATGTTCAAAATGCTATTGACAATGGGTGGATTACTGTTAAAGATGAATATGGAAACCCTATTACAAGTACTGAAGGTTCTATTTCGCATGGAGACTTGAGTGCACTTAATGAAGATCAACATTTACAATATGCAAGAACTGATGGAATCTCAAGAGTTATATTTGAAGTAAATAACCCCGAAAGTGGTCATATTTTAAGATACAATGAAAATATAAGTAAATGGATTAACGAACCTGGTCCAGCAGGTTCAAGTGGAACTTCAGGTTCGTCTGGAACTTCGGGGTCTTCTGGTCAGTCTGGAACATCAGGAACTTCTGGAACTAGTGGAAGTAGCGGAAGTTCAGGAACATCGGGGGTAAATGGTACATCTGGAACTTCTGGATCTTCAGGAACTAGTGGAAGTTCAGGAACATCAGGAACATCTAGAGTTCCAGGCCCTCCACAAACTAGTGTTCAATTCAATGAGAACGGAGAATTTGGCGGGGATTCTGAATTTACTTGGGATACTACAAATAAAAGAGCAATAATTACAGGCACTACACTAGCGAATAGACAAACGATATATACAGGGGGGGCAACACCAGATTCTTTGCAAGCAAATAATGCATCATTATATATTCAAGTAGATGGTGATACTACATTTGAAGGTATGAGATGTTATTTTAAGAGATCATCTACAGGAATTTCTGGTTGGATTTTATATCATTATGACCAAAATACTCCTAATATTAGAATTATTGACGAAGATGATGATCCTCCATATATTGCATTTCAAACTATTGGTTCTGGAACATTAACTTCTCCACAATATGATAATAGATTTGGTTCTAGGGGGCCAGTAGCTGGAGCAACAACTGGTTTTAAATGGGATATTAATGGCACAACAGTTGCTAGTTTGGATTCACAATGGTTCCAACCACCAATAGGAACAACTGTACAAAGACCTGGAACGCCATCTACTGGTATGATTAGATTTAATAGTACAATTTCAGGTTTAGAAAATTATGATGGAAACTCATGGCAACAACAGGTTTTTGGTACTTATTTCTCACAATCTTCAAGTGATGGAGAAAGTACAACAACTAGTACTACATGGCAACAAAAATTAAGACACACGGTAAGTGGCTTGATAGATGGAACATATAGATTAGCATGGTATTCAGAAATTAGATGTAGTACAACAAATTCTGACGTACAGTTTAGAATTCAACAAAATGATGTTACTGATTTAGCGCTAGTTAATATCGAACCTCAAGACGCAACTTCATACTTTCCTAATAGCGGATTTATCTATTTAAGATTGTCACCTGCTACAACATATAATTTCGATATGGATTATTCAAATGAAACAGCTGGAAATACTGTTTATATTAGACGAGCAAGATTTGAGTTTTGGAGAGTACCATAATAATTTGGAGGAATATCAGCTATGGCTGAAAAATATACTTTTTCTTTAAGTGAGTTTTTAAATAATAAAGTTGATCCTAGTAGATTAACTAGAGAAATAACTACATCGTCAATAAAAACTGCTTTAGAATATATAAATACAACAACTACTCATTGTGATATATGGTTTAAATCAGTTTTGTCAAATGACGATTCTAGTACATTATCTATAATCGTTGCACAACATAATGGCGAACCTTTACCAGATGTAGATCCTACTCCTAGAATGCCGGATGGAAGACCAATTATCAGAGCCGACACAAGACCATTAAATACAATGACTTACTTTACAATGAGAGGAGATTCAGATACTAATATTTGTCATGGTCAGGAATTATCTTGGGATTTTTCTGATTCGACAACAAACATGTATTATGGTTCAGATGTTCCTCCAGGGTTTAAGTGTAAACAAATTTTAATGAAGTTTCATTGTCCAGTATATTTAAAAGATGGAACAATGTATTTCTTTGATGCACCTTGGGGTTGCTTTGCTAGATTTGAAATTGCAGTTCCGCCAAATAATTATTATCCAAATCCAGCAGGAAATATACCAGCCTCTGCATTAGGATTAAAAAATGACGATAGGATGTTTTCTTATTCAGGAAATAATATAGTTACTTATCAAGTTTATGTCAGTTATCATAGAATGTTTGGAACATGCCCAATGGGCGATGAACTAAATGCTGAGGGTGCGTCTGTTGATCCAATTCCTCCAGGTTGGTATATTAGAGCCAGAATTTTTACTCCAGAAAGTGATAATGTAAGTAAAGGTTATGGTTCATTAGAAATGTATAGATGTCATACTATTTTGTTACCTGGGCAAACTATAGATGATATTATTGCAGACCACTAAAGGAGAATGGAAATGGTTTTTGGAGTAATCAATAAACCAGTAGATGAACATTTTACTGTATCTGATAAAAATGGAAACTTAATATCTGGGATTGACTCGTCAGAATTTACAATATATGTTTATAATCCGTCAGGAACAGATGTTACAAATTTAGTATCTGGGTCATTTAGTGAATTAGGAAATGGAAATTATAAATATACTTTTACACCAAATATTAATGGAACTTGGTATATAAATTTAGTTCATCCAATATATTTTCCTTGGGGAAAAAATGATGATGTTCAGGTTTATGATAATGATTTGAGCTCTATTTATCAAAGTGTCATTAGAACTCTTGGTCTTGTTCATCATAATTTCTATATTGATAATCCTGTATATGATGAACATGGAAATATGGTTACAGCAAGAGTTAGAATCTATTCTAATGCAGGTTCAGTTGGTACAGATAATGATGTAATTGAAACTTATCTAATTCAAGCTGACGGAACACAGTGTGGTCAATTTTCTTATTGGCGTCAAGTATCTGTTTAAGAGGAATATATATGGTATCAATAGCAACTATGGGGATGTTCAGAGATTGTTGCGGAGGTGGACCAGGAGTTGGTGGAGGCGGTGCAGTTCCTGGTGTTGGTGTTGATAGAAATACAAAAGCTGGTTTATTTACTAGAGTTAAAAAAGTAGAGATTGAGTCAAAGAATATTCTTTTATCAAAAATTAAAGTAACACTAAAAAACAGCGGGAGAATAAGCAATGTTAAAGATTAATAGCAATCAGGATAAGGAGATCACATTTGAAGTTGAAATTGGAGGGGCAACTCCTGATAGTATAACCTCAAAATTCAGGATTATTTTAGATGAAATAGAATATGGATTTCCTGCCAAAGTTTCAGACCAATTAATTACTGTTGAATTGCCCGCATTAAGAAAAGTCTTACATAGAAAATTAAAAGAAGGCGAAGTTGTAAATGCCCGATTAGATGTTATGTCAGATGGAAATGTAGTTTCTCCTTGGCAAGATTCAATAGAAGTTACAGATTTTGTTGTTTCTGAAGCTAAAGTTGTAGATGATGATGCAAGAGCTAAAGCTAAAATTCTAAAAGAGAGGGCAGTTAAAACAACTGTTGATGATTCAGATTTATCAATCGATGAAAGAATTAGAAGAAAGTTAGCTGAAAAAAAAGGAGAAATCGATGATATTAAGTCAACAACAAGTTTAGATGAAGATTTTGAAATGTCAACTAAAGTTATTGACAAATTAAGTGAAAAACTATTAGGAGCCAAAAAAACAAAGCGACAGCAACAATTAGAAACATTAATGGAAAAATCCGATTATAAAGTTGCGAGAAAAAAGTCGGCGTTTTCTCCCAGAAGAGCTGTTAAGACAAAAGGGATAACATTAGAAACGATTCGACAATTTACAAAGGATGATATTTTGGCGTATATAAATAGATCTGGAATAAATAGTAAAGGTGTTCAAGAAGCAATATATAATAGAGCAGCAAAGGAAGCTAAAAGTGATAATCCTGTAAAGGTTTTAAAAGAGGTAATTAAAATAATTAAGAAAAAGAAGGATTAATTTTAGTTAACTTAAAGCAGAAGTAATATTTAAATAAGTATTTGATCAGTGAGGAAATAAACCATGGAAAAGAAAAAGTATTGTTATTTATACAGATTAGCTAGAGGAGACCATGGTACTCAAGGAGTGTTACATTATAACGATACATTTTTACATACTTTGGAACTTCCTTGGAGAGACAATCAAAAAAATATATCGTGTATCCCGAAAGGGGAATATGAGTGCATAGTTAGAGTTTCTCCTAGATTTGGATTAGTATATTGGCTTCAAAAAGTTATAGACAGAACTTTTATTTTAATACATTCGGGAAACTGGGCTGGAGATATAAATAAGGGACTTAAGACTCATACAAACGGATGTATTTTATTAGGATTTGAAAGAGGAACTTTAATGGGTCAATTAGCTGTATTAAATTCTCGATTAGCATTAACAAAGTTTATGCGAGAAATGAATAATGAGCCATTTGTATTAAAAATATTTGAGAAGTTTTAGGAGGATTAAGAAATGTTAATTGAAACTATTCTAGGTGGTTTAACTGGTTTGGTCGGAAGTGTTGTTACCAGTATCATGAATTATAAAACAATGAAAGCAAAAAATGAGCATGAGTTAGCCATGATACAAGCCCAAACTGCGGCTATGAAGGCAGAAGCGGAAGCTCAAATACAAGTAACTAAAGCTCAAATTGAGGGGGCAGTTGAATTAGCAGATGCTCAATCATATATGGCTTCACAGAGAAGTGGTAATGAGGTTCTATTTGGTGAAAACTGGGTTGATAAACTATTAGCAACAACTGGGTGGTTAAGTTGGATTGCTGGACCCGTTGCGTGTATAGTTGCATTTTTATTTGGTTTGGTTGATTGGTTGAGAGGATTGATGAGACCTTTGATGACCGCTTATCTAGTTGGTATGTCTACTTATATTACATACTTAGCTTGGAATATTGTTCAAAAATATGGTCAAGGAATGACCTCAGGTGAAGCAACTGCAATATATAGAAGTGTTATAGAGGTAATTCTATATTTGACTGTTTCTTGTGTTACATGGTGGTTTGGAGATAGAACTATGAGCAAATTTATTATGAAAAAAGGAATAAATACTAGAGAATAAGAAAGGCTTTAAAAAATGAATTATAAGGAGCGAGTTATCAATCTATTAAAGGATAACATGACGGAACGTTGCTTTAAACTTTGGGAAGCTATTGATAAACGAATTCCAGATTCATGGGAAAAATCTACTTCATCAACCGGAAAATATCATAAGAAATTAAATGGAGAAATACCTAGTCAAGCAGAACATATTTATCATTTATTATATGCAACAGTTAAATTATTTAAAATATTTGATATTGAACCAAAAACTTCAGATTCGGATAAATTATTATTAGCCGCTGTATTGCATGACTCGTTGAAATACGGGAAAAATGGGCAAAGAAAATATACTGATGTTGGTCATGATAAGGCAGCCGCTGATTTTATTATAGCAGAAAATAAAGATACATTTTTAAAAATTTTATCTGAGGAACAATTTTATATTTTGGAAGAAGCTGTTAGATTTCATTCCGGTAGATGGAGTACAGATGTTCCTAAAAATAAAAAATTTACATTTAAAGATTATAATCCAGAAACATTCTTTTTACACATGCTTGATATGATGAGTACAAATGATTTGATTCAAACAGATGTGAGGGATTGATGGCAATATCTTTTACAGGTTATACCCTAGTACCTGAATTACAACATTGGTATAGAAAGTTTGTTTTGAAATCTGTAGTTAATAAAGGTAGAATCCCCCCTCCAACTGATATTAGACCAATTAAATTTCCAGAACAATCATTTATTAATGTTTTATTTAATGATGAATATTCTTTAGATTTTTATGAATATAAATATTCATTGGTTAGTGATTATTTTTGTGTACCTCCAGAGGCATCAAGAAGATTACAAATTTATCCAGGTATGTGGCAATATGTAAATATAGATTCATCAGGAGAAAATATTTTTGAACTTACTAACGACGATTTAATTATGTTAGATGCTTTGTTATCTTATAGAATGGATTCAACATCAATTATAATAATAGATTCAACATCGACAAGTATTATAGTAGATTCTACTGGCGAATTTACTGTTTTATATGCGAGCTATGATTCATTGGGAACTTGTTTATCTAAATTAATTTATCTATATTTGCAATTGCAAATATATGGTAATTATGAGTTATATAATAATTTGGATTTAATTTCTGTTTGTGATATGCATCCAAAAAGTATGTTGTGTTCTTTATTTGAGTCATATGTTATAGATGCTTATTTTAATTTTATGGTCAATAGGGCTCCTTCTTTGATTCAACCATGCCCTCCAGTATAAGGAGATTTAATGTTCACCATTAATGACTTTTGGAAACTTTTAGAAGTTGTTCAGGGCAATGATGTAGATGAAATTACTGAAGCTATAATATCAATAGCAAAAAGTGAAAGGACAACAGCTGAAAGATTATTTTCTACTGTTATTGATCAGTCTGCATTTTCTACACGTGACTATTTTGGTTTAAGAAATTTCATTAGGGATATATACGCTACACACAGAACACTTACTACATATCAGGCTAGCATTTCAGATGTTTATAAAATGCCAAATGATCAGCTTGATGAGTTATTTAGAGGATTTGGTTACCCTTACTCAACAACATTAAGATATCCAACTGGTAATGAATCTCCCTTAGTTAAAGTTAATTTCTTCTTAGATTTGGTTAATTTATATAAGAGAAAAGGAACACCTCAGTCATTATTGGATGTTTTAAAGTATTACGGTTTAAATAAACTTGATGTATATGAGCTATCTCTTCTTTACGATGATAGAGTTTATGGAAATCCAAATGATTTAAAATTTAAAACTAATAAGATTGCAGGAACAAGTGTTGATGATTCTATCCTTTATTTTGATTTTAATTTCATAACAGATAAAGATCCACACTGGCTACAAACAAAAGAGCAAATTAAATATCTACACACAATAAACAAGATTAACTTTCCTTCTCAAACTCCCTATTTTGCGATCAAACCTGTTTATGATGAAAAAACAATTGACGCTGAAACAGGAATAATATCAAGAAAGGTTCAGGATCAATATAGTGAATGGGTTATTGCAGGATCTAAACCAGAAGATATAGATCCAACATTACCGCAAGATGCACAAATATCAATAACTGGTGATGTTTGTTCATTTTTAACAAATTATCTTGCTTGCGTTTATACATTTAATAAAATATGGAATGTTGGAGCTCCTGCCCAAAGATTTGTATGTTATGATGGTACTAATGTTACTGTACAAAGTATATTAGATGAATTTGATTCAATTGCCAATATTAGAGTTGATACACATACTGAATGGAAATCACTTTATTCAAAATATTTAGATGTATTTACAAGGCCTATAGCCAATAATTTTTTACAAAATCACTTAGATGCTGGCAATGTTTTAGCTACCTTGAATCCAACTGTGAAAAATAATCTTGATACACTAGCTGTAAGTTTAGAAGAAGTTTTGGGAAGTCTCTTAAATGATCTTGGTGAATGGATTAGATCATATATGAGTTTTGGTTTTACTAATATTAGTTATATTCTGTTTGGTATAGACTCAATGTTTAATAACCTAAGAAAGGTTATTGAATTTTTTAAACCATATAGAACTCGTATAGTTCCTTTAGAGTACTTACAACTTACAAGTAGATTATTTAATTCAATTATAGTCAACGATGAATCTACATTTGATGTTGATTTACAAGTTCATGATTTTTTAACTGGTGATAGTACTCCTTGTTGTAATGGGAATATAGAATGCTTTAGTTCACATCTTTTAGATTTGATTAAAGTTAGTGCTCCAATACCTCCTGATACTTCTAGTATAATAGTTCATCTCCCTGATGAAATTGCAGGAGATTATTCTGTTGTAGTAACAATGTCGTCTAGATACGATGTTTATGTTGACGCCGCATCTTTTGGTCTGCTTATAACTGACAAGACACCAAATTCGTTCACTGTTTTATTTAGTAGCCCTACACAAAATGAAAAATATTGGTTAGATTTTTTAGTTAGACCTATTGAAGTTGATAAAGCAGGAGTTTCTCAAGTTTTTGCAGATGATTTTGTAGAGGTATCATTTCTTAATCCTAAACCAAATGCAAACTATCCATTGCTTGTTTCATTACAGAATTTAGAAGAACATATTCCTTCTAAATATGCATATACGATTATAGATAAAACTCCTTCGTCATTTAAGGTTAAATTTTCTGATCTTTCTGATAGTCCTTCATACTTTTTAAATTGGATTATTCCGGATTCTGCTGTTATAGGTCATACAAATTTAACAGAAGAAGAACAAATTATCTCATTGCCTGCAGAGGAAAAAAATACATACTATGCAATTTCTGCTTCAATAGTAAATACAATTGACGAAACTTCGTCACAATATTTATTTACCATTGTAGAAAAAACAACTACTGATTTTAAAGTAAAAATAAATTCTCCTCCCGATTCTACTAATTATTATTTAACATGGAGTTTATTTCGTTATAAAACTAGTCAGGATGAAATATGCATTGCAGATACAACTTCATGTCTAGAAACCCAAACTTATTCAAGAGAGAATTATGATTGTGGATCATGGCATGATATTGGAGCAGTTACTGATTTACCAAGAGATATATTTATTGAATTTCAAGATAATATTTATGAAGCATTAAGATGTCCTGTTTCTGATACAACTGGATTTGTTGTTAATGAGACTGATTACAGAGTATATAAAAGTAATGTTGAACCAATTCCAATTTTTGCAGCAAGTGCATATTATAATTTAAATGAAGATGCAGAACCAGATGAGTTTTATTCGTTAGTTGCATGTATAAGTAATGTTGCTTATCCTACTTCTCCAATGCTTGCATATACGATTAGGGGAAAAACAGCATTAGGATTTTATATTGATTTTTCAAATGAGACTGAAAATCCTGAATATAAAATTGATTGGGTTAAAAGCAGGGATCCAAATAATTCTGGATTAAAAGCGCTAAATTCTGGAGATATTTATACAACTGTAAATTTTTCAAGTCCAAGAGATACAACGTCGCCCATACTTGTTAGTTTAGAGACTACAGATTCAACATCCGAACAATTTTTATTTGCAATTACCGATAGAACAATAAATAGTTTTACAGTTAAATTTTCATCACCAATTCCTACAGATAATTATATTTTAAATTGGATTATTCCAACAACAGATAATAGCGGCGTTGAGCACTTACCAAATGGTTTAGATGAAATAACAATTGTATTTTCTAATCCTACACTGAATTCTAATAATGCAGTTGTTGCTACAATAATAAATATAGCTGACTCAACAACAAGTATGTATCCTTTCCAAGTAATTGAAAAAACAATTACAAGTTTTAAAATAAAATTTTCATCACCAATTGATTCAAATAATTATTATTTAGCTTGGGAAGTTGTTGGAGCTGAAAACAAACTTGATGAATTTTTATTTATTCAAACAAGTGGATTCAGGCATTTTGACGAAGAAGGAGTATTCGATTGTACACATGGTTTTGATTTAATAAGTATTACAATTGAAGATATTACTGATTATTTATTGTTAGAAGATAATTTTTATTTGCTTCAAGAAAATGGTTATCGTATCCTCTTGTAAACCTACCAAATAGTTTTTTTCTTTTGTATATAGTGACTTTCTAGAGTTTTGTTAACGAAAGAAACCACCCTTACTTTTAAGAACAAAAAAATAATATAATGCATAATGTGTATATTCAATTATTTTCTATTAAAATTTTGGGAGGGACTTAATGACGCTTTATCCTGGTTTAATAGATTTTGTAAAACAACAAATTTTAAATGGTAGGCAAACAAAAGAGATATATGAAGAAGCAAAAGAAAGATTTAACTATACATATCCTATTAGTACATTTTATAAATATATATCAAAAGTAAAAAAATTTTTAACAGATAAAGATTTAGAAGATGCAGGAGAAACAAGAGAAAGCATTGAAGAGAAATTTATTGAAATTCTTGAAAAGAGAAAAAGTATTTCAGGAGATGAAATATGCGAGAGTTTAAGTTGTTCCCCAAATGAAATATTTGATTTAATAACAAAATTCAGAAAGAAAGGTTATGAGATTATTTGTGATGATAGGAATATAATTTTAAGTACAAATATAACATCAAATGGAGAAAAAATTGATACCCCGCTTGAAGATAAAGAGATTATCTTTGGAGTTGCTTCAGATATTCACTTCGGTTCAAAAGCTTGCCAAATTACAGCTTTAAATGAGTTTGCAGAAATCTGTAGAAAAAATAATGTAAAGTATATATTTACTCCAGGAGATCTTTGTGCTGGTTTTAAAGTTTATCCAGGCCAAGAATTTGATATATATGCATTATCAGCAGAAGAACAAGAGGAATCTGTAATACTTAATTTACCACGAGGGTTCGAGTGGTATGTGTTGGGTGGAAATCATGACTACTCGTTTATCAAAAGAGGAGGTGGGCACAATTGTCTTTTGGCCATTGAGGCGCAGCGACCTGATTTTCACTATGTGGGTTTTGATGATGCTGATATACCAATACTGCCAGGTGTCGATTTAAAGCTCTGGCATCCAGCGGGAGGTGCACCGTATTCATATTCTTATAGATTGCAAAAAGGAATTGAGCAAGTAGTATATACTGAGTTAGCAAATATTTCAAGAGATTTCAAAGAAAAACCTAGCGTAAGATTTGTTTTGGCTGGGCATTTGCATATTCAATTGCAAGCAATGTTTGGTTCAATTTTTGGTATGCAGTGTGGGACATTTGAAGGACAAACAGGGTTTTTAAGAAGACTTGGGTTATATCCACAAGTTGGAGGTTATATTGTTAAAGCTGATATTTCAAGAAATGGACTATTAAGAAACTTCAATGCAAAGTTTTATATGTGGCCAAAACAGATAGAAGATGATTGGAGGAACTATAAGCATTCATTAGAAAAATCAAAGATTGTTAAACCGATTTTTGGATAAAAAAATGGGGGGAGTTTTCCTTAGATCTCCCCCCATTTTTGTCCGTTTACTTGGCGAAAAAGTTCAGAACTCTCCAATAGTAGAGGCTTCCTGTTAAGGCGGCTCCCAGTAGAAAGCAAGCCACGTTTGCGGTCCACAAATCAATCTTTCTGGCCCAACGCGGCTCGGAATAATCATAAACCATTATTGGAGTGCGACCAAGGTCAGATTCCTTCCCCTTGATGAACTCTCTAACTAAGCTGGGGTCGACCTTCATGTTGTACTTCTGGCGATCCCCAGGTTCAGCCTTACCCTTGATGTATTCGAGGCCTTTTACTAATGGCACGGGCTGACCAGTGGTCTCGACGACTTCATCGTTTATTATTGCATATGACCTACCACTCATAGTATACCTCCGTCGTTCAATTTTTGCATGCGATGGATGAGTTTGTAGTACTCTGTCAAGTCTTTGCCACAACTAATACAGTGATGCCCCATGCATGGGGTTGCCGACCTCCTTTCTTCTCCAACTGTTTGAAATAAACCACAGTACCAGCAGACAAATTGTCGGTAATAAGTTGTGGCGAAGTACTCTTTTGCCCCCAGGTCGCACCATCCGCACGCATAGGTTTCAGACCCTTCTGGGGTTTTCTCAACCAGTTCCATAGCCTGCCCGCATTTATCGCATGCTGGTGTTGATTTTCTATAATTAAACATGGAAAATTTTCCTCCTTTTTTTGAAATTGGTGTTATACCTCTTTCAGAAATTAATATATATATATATAGTATCTTTCTATATTATTTAGAACAAATAAATGTAGGGCACCTACCAACAGACTTTAAACTAAAATACTTAAGATCTTAGTCTGTGATCTTTTAAGGAGAAAGGCCATGACGTACAAAGATCGATTCGTAGCAGAAGTAAAATGTGCAGGAAAAATTCTAAGAGTTCAAAATGGAGCAGTTTATCTACCTTTTGGAAGTGAATACACCATCCTTCTAAAAAATCTAAACACAAAAAGAGCTGTAATTAAAGTAAGTGTTGATGAGCAAGATGCGTTAGATCATCATCTATTAGTTTTAGATCCAAACGAGTCGATAGAACTAATGGGATTTATGCAAGGGAATGTAGTTCGAAATGCATTTAGATTCATTCAAAAAACAAAACAAATTCAAGATTATCGCGGTGATAAAGTAGATGATGGTTTAGTTAGAGTTGAGTTTGCATTTGAAAAACCAAAACATGAAGTTATTACAAAAACAATTATTCATGAAATTTACAAGTATCCTTATTTTACCTATCCTTGGTTATGGTATGAACACAAAGTATCTCCTGGTTGGGGATATTATACATACGGTAGTACAACAAATGTTAGAGAAATGTCTAACGTGGTATCTGGGAAAATAGTTGCTTCTGTACAAAATAGTTCTTTTCCTATTGGTGAAGTTAACGCTTGTTATAATGTTAATGGTGAGAATTTATCATATCGACCAAATAAAGATGAAGGAATTACAGTTAAAGGAAGTGAAGTTCATCAAGCATTCAGTTATACTTCCATTGGAGAACTTGAGCCAGCTGAAGTTATTGTTATTCAATTAAAAGGTTTAGGAGACACCGGAGTTGTTGTTGAGAAACCTATTACAGTACAAACAAAGTTAGTTTGTAAGACATGCGGTACATCATCATCGTCCAGAAATAAGTATTGCCACAACTGTGGTGCATACTTATTGAGTTAAAAAACATAAATGCCCTACTAGGAGCGTGTGATTAATACTAACACACGCTCCTAATATTTCTTTAGTGTTAAAGAACGATGATTACTTTCTAACCTCCAAATCAATTCACCTAAGATTCTGAATCCATTAAGAACTCGATTGTGCTCTTCCGACGTAATTTTAAAGAAATCATATGAGAGACTGTTTGCAATTTCAACAGCCTCTTCCAGTGAATCAAATTCTTTGTATTTAACTAATTTTCCTTCATTTTTATCTAGGAACCACAATAGCATTTTTTCCCCTCCCCATATTATCTGTTTTTAATAATCAGTGGAGTGATCATATTATCAATTCGCTGGAATCCCTGAAACTGTTCTAGATAAGTGATGAATAGAGCACCCTGAACATCGAATGACCCCATAACAATTTTAACATCCTGCCGAAACTCAACTGAATATCCTTTCATCAAGTTCAGAATGTCAAAAGGCTTGTCTCTCATAAGATAAACCGGACTGCCATTGTTAATTACTTTCAAGATGTGCATTTTTAATGCCTCCTTTTAAAAAAATTAGTTGGTTTCTCATATATTAATATATATACTAATTGCTTGGTATATTTAGAACAAAATTACACAAGAATATCTTTTATAATAGAAGGATATCAATATGCAAAATAAAATCAAAACTACAGAGATCATAATTCAAGAGAAATACGGCGAAGATTGTATTTGTGATTCGATGAATAGAAAAAATGCGAAAGAAAGATCTCCAAAAGGATATGTAGAAATTTATGACGTTTTAGATAATGGTACAAAACAATTAGTTGGTAAAAATAATTTAGTTTTATACATGGGAAGGGAATGGTTGGCATCTAGAGCTTTTAATTTGGCAAATCCATTTATATCTCCTAGTCAGAGTGAGTTTATTTCTTGGTTTGGTCTTGGGGATGGAGGGGTTATTCCAGGAGACCCATTTAATCCAGCACCACCAACTATTACTAATACTGATTTGGCTTCAAGAGTTATGATAAATCCTACAGATGCTTCATGTGCCGATTACCATATTGTTGAGCCTGGTTACCCTGAAGAAGGATTTTATAAAAAGCCATTAGAAAGTATTGAATTTAACGTAGATAATTTAAATAATGATAAATATTTAATAGTTAAAGTTTCTATCGCAATTGCATCAGGAGATGCAAATGGAAAGCAGTTAAGCGAAGCTGCATTATATACTTCAGAAAGTAATGTAGGAGGGTATGGGGGTCCATTTCATATTTTTGCTAGAGTAACGTTCCCATCAATTGTAAAAACATCAGATAGAAGATTGATTTTTGCATGGTTTCTATATTTTTAAGGATTTTAAACATTAGACCTAGAAAAAAAAGAAGAATTATAAATAGAGTTAAAAATTAATAGAGAAAAATAATTTTTTCGGAGGAAAAAAATAAAATGGCTAATGTTTCTCCAGGTGTGTATACTAAGATTATAGATCTATCAACATTCGCACAAGCTGTTCCCTCAACTATTGGATTTATTGCTGCTCTAACTGAAAAGGGAGAGGATAACGTACTAAAGTTCATCGGAGGGAGATCGGATTTTATTTCTGAGTTTGGCGAACCAAATATTACAGTTTATGGTAAAAATTACGGTCAAGGCCCATATTGCGCATATAATTATTTGGGCGAATCAGGAGCTCTTTATTTTATGAGAGTTCTATCAGATAATGCTTCATATGCGAATATAAGCATTGATTGTTTGTTTGGTTCATTAGATACAACAGCAGGATTTCAAATTTCATATTTGAACAATATAAATTCTAAAGAGGAAATTTCTACAAATCTGATAAAAACTGGAGATAGATATCCAATTTGTATTCTTTATCCAATTGGTAGAGGTCAGTGGTATAATAAACTTTCAGTTAGATTGACAGAAGCAGCTAATCCAACTCTTTGGGATGTCTACACATTAGATATTTATGAGAAACAATCAGATTCTGAAGATGTTATTATTGAATCTTTTGAGGTTTCTTTTAATCCATTAGCAAGAGATATTAATGGAGATTCTCTGTGGATTCAAGATGTTCTAGCATTCTATTCAAGTGTGCTAAGGGCAGAAATGGTTATAGACCCGGATACAAATAGATATTCAGATGGTTATGATATTAATGTTAGAGTGTATGATAAAGAAATTGGGTCTACTTCAGTAGATTTAACAAACGGTTCTGCATCATTAACCGATAATAAACAGGATTTTAGTGACTGGCAAACAATTTCAGGAAGCGAATATAATTATGTAGTTATTGCAAAAGATGCAAGAGGAAATGAAATTTGGGGATGGTTGGGTGCTGCAACTGGTTCATATGATGAATCAATTAATGTTTATGATAGCAGAATTATCTCAGGAGCAACACAAAAATGGAATGGAAATGTTACAGAGTTTGATCCAACAAGTTCTATTGAATACAGAATTAAAAAATCATATGGTAATATTGCAGATGCATTTATTAGTTCAGAACCAGTTCCTTTTAGAAAAGGTACTGATGGAGATTTAATTCAGCCAGATGGTACTTTAAATGCTAATGAGGCAACTCAACTATTAGTTAAAGCATACAGCGGAATTATTGATGATAAAGTTTTAGATACTGAAAATTATTATATGTCAATGGTATTTGACTGCGGTTATCCAGATGATGTTAAGTCTGCAATTGTTACATTAGCTAGAACTAGACGCGATTGTGTTTGTATTCTAGATAATGGCGATAATGCTAATGTAAATCTATCATTAAATGCAAGAAGAAATGTACATACATATAACACATATTTTGCAGCTCTTTATGAGCCATTTAGTAAAGTTTATGATCCATTTACTGGAGTCGATATGTGGGTTTCTCCTGTATTCCACATGTCCTATATTTTACCAAGAAATGATAATGTTGCTGAACTATGGTTTGCAGCAGCAGGATTTAATAGAGCAACAATTGATAACATTAAGGATTTAAGATTTAATCCAAAACTAGGCGAAAGAGATCAGCTTTATTTAAAACAATTGAATCCAATTGTTAAGTTTAATCCTGGTTATGTAGTTTGGGGTCAACTAACAACTCAAGCTAAAGCAAGTGCTTTACAAGATTTAAATATCGTTAGATTAGTTCTGTATATTAAGAGAGCATTTGAAGACTTCTGTCGTTTCTTCATTTTTGAACAAAATGATGAAATTACATGGGGTCAAGTTGCAACACAGCTTGTAGAATTTTTGGAAGTTATTAGAAAGAAACGTGGTCTTTATAATTATTCAGTTGATGTTGGCGCAACTGAATATGAAAAGAAAACCAAAAAATTTCATGTAAATGTTACATTACAACCAACCAGAGTTGTTGAACAAATTGAGTTGAATTTCTTCATCCAATAATTTTTAGAAAAAAAATAAAGGGTGGCGTCGAAAGACATCACCCTTTATTTTTCGTTACCATTTAACTTTTCTTTCCTCCTTTCATAGATTTATTTACTTCTGGTCTAATAACAATTATATAGTATAGAAAAATTATAGATATGTTAAACCACCAAGCAAATGATTCGTTTGAAGCCAATACTTTTATTATTGATGACAAGAATAATCCAAGCAAAATCAAAAATATAATTTTTAACAACATCTATACCTCCATTAATTTTTTTAAGGTTATTATAGTTCGATTGGGCATGAGCAAGGCGTTTTGGTTAAAATAGCTCTAAAAGTTTTGAAAGGATGCCCATTATTCCAAAGCTCCTTTAAATTATTTCCGTTTATTTTAACTGATAATGAATGGTCGGCAAAACTACAAGGCATAAATTTTAAATCTGGTGAGATATAAGCTGACATTCTCGCCGCTTCACAAGTATCCACACACATTCTCTGTTCTGCAGGCATTTCAACATATTTTAAAACATGATTTACTAAGCAGCTATCCATCCCAACTTTACATACTGTTTTTGGATTGATTACTAACTGTGAAAAAAATTCTAACTGATGCTTATGTGGTTTTAAATCTAAGTTCTTACCGGCGCCTTGTGGTTTGTATAAAAGAAAAATAATCGCGTTTATTGTTTTTAGATCAATATTATATACTATTTTACCTTCTATATCTGTTCCCCAAGGATTATAACCATAAAGGATTTTAATACAATCTTGATATGTTGCTTTGGAAAAAATCTTATGAATATTAGTTTTAATCCCTGCATTAGTTAGTTTCTTTATAGCACTAAATGTGTAACTTTGTTCATAGTCACTAACTGCTACAGACCCACATAACTTTGAGATTTCAACTTCTTCATCTGTTAGATTAAAACCACTTGTAGTATAATTTGGCACTACATTTTTCTTTCTACAATATTCAATTATTTCTTTAAAATTTTCATGCTTATTTGGGTCGCCGCGCCCGCCTAGTGCAACTTGGTTTACATGATGATTGCACTGATCTATAATCATTTTAAAATCTTCTAATTTCATATTTGGTTTATTCTCATGTCCTTGATAACAAAAAGGGCATTTTCTTTCACAAGTTCCCATTATGCCAATGTCTAATAGAGATGGAAGCTCAAGAATGAATGGGTCTTCCTTTCCGTTTATTCCAGTTAATATTTCTAAACCAGTTTCCATATTGAAAATAATTTTGTAATCCTTGTTCTTAAACACCTTTATTTTGTGCATTTAGCCTCCTTAAAAAAATAATAAGATACTCATTCAAGTATTAATATATATAGAATCTAATATCAAATAGTATCTAGTTGCTTCTAATAACTAGAACAAAATATAAAACATTACAGGTTATGAAAAATAGAAATCAAAAATCTGAGTCTATTTTCCTGATGGATTCATTCTCTGGTCCTTCTAGAAAAAAGAGAATGATATATTCTGTTTATCCAGAAAACCTCCAAGTTAAAAAAATGCCTAAAATGGCAATGATTGATTTAGATAGAACAATTCATAAATACTCTAATATTGATGATAAAGCAATAAGTATTAAAGACGGAGATTGGACTACAGTTTTTGATGTGATTAAAAGTCGTATAAAATATAAAGTGTAATAGATTTTCAGGAGGAAATAATTCATGGCTATGAAATATTCTTTTGCTAATTTAGGAGAAAATATTCTAACTAGAAAATTCGGCGGTACTACAATTGGAGTTGCAGACCCTTATGTAACTGGTTATAATTTTATTTGGTTTGATAAACTTCCAGCAAATCTTGTGAAGTATGTTCAAGAAACTGGTAATAGTGGAATTTCAAGCGAAGCTGAAATTAAGAATATTTTGGCTGCATCAGCTTTAGCCGTAAATACAGTACCAGGAGGAACTCTAAATAAGATTGAGTTTACTGGATTAGGTGGAATTAAATGGGCAGTACCAGGAAATGTTGATTACGGTAATGCGGTATCAATTAAATTTCTAGAATTCAACAAAACTCCAATTCTTGATATTTTTCACGGTTGGATTAAAATGATCAGAGATTATAGAACTGGTGCAACAGATATGGAAGATTTGGATGATGGAAGCGGTTATACAAAGAAAACTTATGCAGGATTACTATATTATTGGACTACTGCTCCAGACGCAAAAACAGTAGAATTCTTCGCCTGCTATGATGGTGTATTTCCAACAAAAGATCCGCAAGATTTATACAATAGCGATGTTGAAAATATTGGCAGACTTGATATTGAAATTGAATTTAATGTCGATTATGCTTGGAGAGAAAATTGGGTTAAAACAAAATGTCAGTCATTAGCTAATACATTTGCTGGTATCAAGAATACCGTGAAAGCTTATGGTCAAAGGCAATCTTCAGGAAGTTAATAAATTATCTACAAATAATCTTAGGACCATAGCTGCTTTTTGTGTTTATGAAAGTGGTCTAAGAAAGGATGAGAAGCTTGCGTTAATTGCATATATTGAGCATGTGGCAAACAGAAAGAATTTACTAGATATGATTATTATTAGGGAAGCTGATCTAATGGTTACATCAGTAATTATTGCTGCAGCTTTGGCTTCTGGAAATAAAGCATATTACAAAATTTTTTCTGCTTCGACTCAAGCTTGCAGAGAGGAGCAGGATAGAAACAATTGTATTAAACAATATAAACTAAATGGTTTGGCTGCTAAACGAAATGAAATTAGAAAGCATATATCTAAGTGTAATCAAACTATTAACCCAAGTAAATGTAGAGAGTCATTTTCCAGAGTATTAGAAAAGATTGAGAAAGAAATTTCTAAAACTAGATTAATGTAAATAATAAAAGTGAACGAAAGGAGATTTAAAATGGTTTTCACAGGTTTTAATATTAAGTATCCAGAGTATGAAGTAATAACACCGCAGACTAAAAAATCATTTACTCTAAGATCATTAAATGTACAAGAAGAAGAAAGATTAAAGGGAAGTTTGGTAACTCCATTAAAAATTGCAGAGCATTTAAATTCTTGTATTTTTGATTCTATAGTAAGTAAGCCAGAAGGAATTACAGACATAGATTCATTTTTAAAAAATGTTACTTTGAAAGATCGTGACGCTTTGCTTTATGGTTTATATCATGTTACTTATGAAGAAATTAGAAATTATCAAGTAAAATGTAGTAGTTGTTCAAATACGTATCCAGTTACAGTTCAAGCATCTAGTACTTTTAATTATACACCATATCCTGGCAATGATATTATTAAAGAAAGACATAAGATAGAACTACAAAAAAGCAAAGGAGTTTTTGCATATATTAAGCAACCCACTTTATTTGATGAATTAAATGGAATAAGAACACTAGGTTCAGTACCTGGGGTAACTATAGATCTAATCACTGAAACACTGATTATTGATAAATTTGAGCAAACTCCTGAAGCAACAGGTGTTCCTATTATATATAGTGATAGAGGCGATATTATAGATGCCTATATGTCATTGCCTGCTAGAGATAAAAGATTAATATATCAAGCTTATGAAGAAAAGTTTGGTAAATATGGAATTGATCTAAAGATGAAAAGTAATTGCCCCACCTGTGGTAAAGAGGATATTTATTCGATTGAATTAGTGGAAAACTTTTTTCGATCATTATACTCAGCATGAAGAAATCTCTAAATTAAGAGACGATATGGCTGAGAATATTTTTGCTTGTATGGAAATGAGCCACCAATCTTATACCGAAGTGGTTATGATGCCGGTTAAAAGATTTTATGATTATTTAAAATGGAAAACTAAACTAGAGGAAGAAAGACAGAAAAAGATCGAAGAAGAAAATGCTAAAATGAGTCAAAAGTTTAAAGTAAAAGATTTTAGGAGATAAAAATTGGCTGATTTTCTTAAACGATTTAATCAAACTGTGGCTGGGTCAAGAACTGAAATTTCAGATTACATCTCCGTCATAGGAGTTACAGGAGATTTTAAAAGAGTTGAAGGAATTCAGACTATTCTAAATTCATGGAATAATATTTTAGTAACACCAAAAAGAAGTTATATCTTTGATCCTGAATATGGTAGTGATTTATATAAATTAGTTTTTGAACCAGCTGATGAAACAACTAAGGAAAAAATAAGAGAGGAAGTTATTGATACTATAGAAAAATATGATAATAGAGCAGCTATAAAGAACGTAACAATAAATTTTCTTCCCAACAGAAAGGGATTTCAAGTTAATATAAATGTCTCATATAAAGGAAGTTTAACGCAGCTTGAAATTATCGTAGATCAAAATACATATTTTAAATTCTTTGAAACTGTTCAGGAGTAAAAAAATGTTAAATAATGATGAAAGAAATTTGCTAAAAGAATGCGGGAGAGAATATCTCTTGGATATTGTTCTGGATAGTAAGATAATAAAAGAACAAACTACATTTTTAGAGCATGTTAAATTATGTGAATATATAAAAAATCTTTCTTATGAAGATGTTATTAGACTGACTATTACTGAAGATATTACAGCATTTGAAAGTAAGTTTAAAAAATTTTTAAAGTATTCTTTTGCTGCGATTGCGGGTAGTGCGTTTTTTGGGTTAGCTCCTCCAATCTCAATGTTTGCATTATATATTTATCGAAAATTAACGGATTCATGCGAAAAGAAGTGTTATACAAATATTCCATTTTCAAAGAAGAGAAAAATATGTAAATATCAATGCCAATTAAATGTTGCTAGAAAGATTGCGGATGATCTTAGGTCTGATATTTCTAAATGTGATGATTTTAGAAATCCTGATAAGTGTGAAAGAAAATTAAGAAATGAGTATATGAAGTGGGCAAAAAGAGTTCAACAATTACAAATAAAACTTCGTCAGGAACAATTACAAGGAGATAAAGAAAAACCAGAATTTAAAGGAATAACAAGAAGAGCAGAAAGTCTAATTAGAACATTAGATTTAGATATCCAAACAGTAAAAAAATTTATTATTGAAAGTAATGATTTAAGAAAAAAATTATCATTCAGAAATCATTTACGCCTTTTCAATGAATTTTCAGAATTATCCAAAATGAAAAAAAACGAAGCGATGGTTGAACCTCCCAAACGAGATCCAGTAAAAGAAAAATGGCTTAATACTATTCTGACCATTGGTATGGTTCCAGTGCCAATTCCAATGGCAATGGTTATAATGAATTACTTATTAAAAAAAGTTAATTTTTCTTGCTTAACTAAATGTTTAAATCAAGATAAATACCCCAAAAATGTCTGTTATGCACAATGTGACTGGTTATCAACTAAAATGGTTGTCGTTGAGCTCGAAAAACAATTTAAAAAGTGTGATAATCTAAAAGAAAATGTAGAAAAATGTAAAAAGAAAGTATTAAAATTATTAGAAGATTGGAAGCAAAGAGAAGTAGAAGCAAAGATAAAATTTGACTCAGAATTGAGGATAGCATATAAAGGATTAAAAGCTAAAGAAGAAAACCAAGATGAGGAAAAAAATAACTAATGAATTCTCATAGAATACAATTATATAGTAGGATATATGATTATATCCGTGAGTACCAGGATTTACTATATAATTATTATAGTAAGCATGTTGTGGCTTTTCTTGCTACTTATTATAATTTAAACATTACAACTACTATTTGGGATAATGAAAATTTGATGGGCGGTGCTTATGATCCTGTAGGGCAATTATCAGGGATAAAAAGAAATAAAATTTTACTTCTTCCTGTATTTTTTACTGAGGACATGTCCGTTTCGTTTGACGCCCAAGATATCGGTTATACAAAAACATCTGAAACAACTTTAGTTATACCAAGTAGTTATAATTTAAAACCTTATCCTGGGGATATAATTAAATTTGAAAGTTCATTTTTAAATCCAACAAATGATAACTATCCAATATATCAAGTGACAGGAGTTGAAATACATCCACCTACAGAACGAAGATTCTGGAGACTAAGAACACAAGTATTTCAAAGCTATACAACTGATTTAATTGAAGAATCTGTTGAGAAAATTTATTCATTCGTTGAGTACGATAAGTTGATTCATACATTAGATGACGCTAAATTTATTTCAAAGTTATTGGTCAAGCATGAAACACTAAGAGAATGTTTAAAAAATATGTTTGATAAGAAAACGGGATTTTATTTTCCATTAAGAAATGTTATTCCTTGTTAAGGGAGATTTATAATGGCGGAAACAACTTTATCTAGTCAAATTTATGCATCTAGAGATAGTATCAGATCACAAATAGCCGATCAAGTAAAGAACTATCTCGAATTAGAGAATGTTGATTTGACTAAATCTTCATTTTTGAGTTTCATGATTGACATATTATCAACATTAACTAGTAACCTACTATTTTACCAAATGTCAACTTATAGAGAATTTTTTCTAACTAAAGCTCAACTGCCTGACTCAATTTTAAATCTTTCAGCTTTTTTGGGTTATAATACAAGAGAAGCAACCCCCGCAACAGCAGTCGTTCTAATTACTATCCCATTCGGTTTTGAAGAACCGCATGTGCAATTTGTTTTACCTTCTGGATTTAAATTTAGGGCTAGTAATGAAGTAGAATTTATTACAACATATAAAACAACTGTAACTGTAACTAATAATGCAACAGTAGTTGTTACAGTTGTAGATGGTTCTAAAAAATATACTCTTTTTGTAAATAAAACTGTTGACTCATTTTCTTTTACTTTACCTGTTACTCAAATAAAAAATGTAGAGCAAGAATTTCAAATTGATAGTGATATACAGCAATATCAATTTGTTAATCTAAATGTTCCATTAATTGGCGAAGTTGCTAGAATCCAAGTTAAAGTAAGGGAACCAGGTAGTGCAAGTTATACATTATGGGAAGAATTTCAAAGTTTATTTTTAATGTCTCCAACTGATAGAGGTTATGTTTCTAGAAGAACTGATAATGGAAGAAGATTAAGTTTTGGAAATGGATTATTCGGCTATCAGCCTGTTCCTGGTTCAAGTGTGTTAGTAAATGCCCAAATTACAGAAGGAGATAAGGGCAATGTTATCGCCGGTTCAATAAAAGATGGGGATAAAATTTATATAACAACCAATTCAGGAGCAACACAACTTGTAAACTATACAGTAATAAATGCAAGTCCAGCTTTTGGAGGAGTTAATGAAGAATCTCTTGAATCAGTAAGAAAAAATTCTATTATGTCAATAACATCTTTAAATCGTTTAGTAACAGAGAATGACTATAAAAATATAAATATTATTGTCAAAAATTCCCCTATTGCACAAAATTCATTACCAGTATTAAAACGTTCTGATCTTCAAGTAAATGAAATTGAATTGTTTACAGCTATAATTTTTGGAGTTGACCCAGATCAAATAAATAATATAGTTCCAACTAGAAATGCTAAAATAACAGTTCCTACGAGTCAAGATTTAATCCCAAGAGATACAATTGTTACAATTGGAGATAAAGAATATTATACTATTTTCGATATTAACATCGACATTATAAATGAAGTTGGTAATTATACTTATACAATTTATTCTGTAAAAATATTACCAGCACTAGAAACTAGTTATCCAACATCAAATTATAATATAATTGCTGATCAACTTCATGTTTATAAAGATGGAAACAAAGGAATTTTTAAATTACATTATAGTTCTGATGAACCAGATGCTTCGCTTTGTTCTTGTACTCTTAAAATAAGAAGTAGCGGAGCAAGTTTTCTAATGGTAAACGATTCAACATCTAGTGAATTTGTTATTGAATTTGATCCTTATATTTCATTACCAAGTGAGTCACAATTTTATGACTTTACAATTTCGGATCCATCTTCAAATTTAATTGCTACTTATTCTGGTCAAGTTACATTTATGAAACCTTTATTTAATTTTATGAGATCCAATGCTGCAGTTGATGGAACTAACATAATAGTTTATGATGTACCAGTTATAGAAAAAACTTATTATGATTCTATAGATAAAGAAGTTTTTGAACTACAAATTTTACAAAATATTATTTCTACAATGGATTTATCCGAATATAAAATGTTAACTGACTTTACTAATATTAAATTTACAAATACAACTGGTATTATGCAGAATATGTTATTAAATGAAACAACAATTTCTGATGTTCTCGATATTGTTCAAACTCCACCACCCACTGCAAATCTTGGCGATAGATTTATTCTAATTGGAGCGGATTGTGCTAATGACCCAATGACAGGAACTATAATTCAATGTATTGATTCTTCGTCATACCCAGTTGTTTATTTATTTGATGAACCTGTTGCTGACTCTATTGTTTATGTTATTAACCAAGATAAAAAATACATCTTTTCTGACAATGGTTGGATTGAATTACCTCTATATAATATTCCTCTGGAAATAGAAATTGAAGTTTTTAGATCTCTTTCTTATAGTGGTACTGTTAGTTCCTTGATAACTTCCGTTCGAGAAACTGTTTATGAAACATTTAAGGATCGTTTTGGTAGTAATGCAACCATATTTAGATCTGAAATTATAAATATAGTTCAACAAATTGATGGGGTTAGTCATTGTAGATTAAAGAAACCTGAAACTAGTATTTTCTTTAACTTTGAACTTATAAATTTAACTGAAAAACAATTATTAGAATATGGTCCTGAGTATGTATTCTTTACTAAAGATAGTATTACAGTAAGGGTGATATAATGGATTTATTTCAAAAAGATAAAATAAATATTATAGAGTTAAGACGTTTTTTAACAAGAGTTGTTTCTTCTAATTTGGGAAGTTTATCCGAACCATGTTTTGTTCCTACTACTAAAAAAGATTATTATGATTTTTTGTATTATACAGGGCTTACTGATAGTCAAGTTGGGGAGTTTAGAAAAAAGTTATGGGCAGGAAGAAAAGAAGAGAAATTTGCAAATTTATTAAAAGATAATCCTACAACTTTTTATCTTTCTTTATTGTCTTACTTTTTAAAAAATAATGATGCGATAGGTTACGAATCTTTATTTATCTACTTTACAATTAGACAATATGGTCAACAAATGGCTAGATATTTTTCAAAATATTGTAATAAAGAAGTTTTTGTTTATGCTTTAAATTCTTTAGCTAAAACACATTTATTTTCAAGAGAGAAAACTATTCCAAATGCATTATATTATTTATCAAAAGAGTTAATGAAAAGATATAAAGATAAAATTAAAAGATTTGATTTAGATGGTATGTCGTCATATTTTATGGAAACCAGACATAGAATTTCTCAAAGTTTAAAAAGCTTTGCAGCTATTTATTATGCTGCATCTAGTGAAAGAAAAGGAATTATAACTCCTGAATTGGAGGATGACGAAGAAGATCTATATCAGTATCAGGATCAAGAGAGAGAGAATAAAATTATTAATAGAGTTGTTCAAAAATTAGTTGTTTATAAACACATAGATGAAAAAATTAAAGAGGAAGCTGTAAATATAACAAAAATTAATATTGGTTTGGCTAGTGGCTTTACTTCAAAATTAACAGATATAAAATATTCAGATCAACTTAGATTAATTTTAAAATTGTTTTTTAATGAGATTAAAACGATTAACAGTCTTTGTGGAAAAGATTTTTATCAGTTGGTAAGAAATATAATGTCAATTAAAAGAACAACATCTAAAATATACTTTAAACAACAAATTAATATTCTTTTGGATGATTTAGTAAAAGATCTAGGTTATAGAAAACAGTATTTAGCTTTAACCAACCAAACAAAATTTTTAATAAGTTTATTTATTGCATACTATCTAACTCTACTTATAAGAAAAAATGCTTGCGGGTAATATATATTATATTGGAATTATGTTCTTAGCAATTCCAGAAGGAATGTTATCTTTTATAAATTCTTTATTTTGATTTACTAAATTTTTGGATACAGTAATAATGCTGCTTGATACCCTACTTGGCCCCTCCTTTACGATATCAGTTGCGGTAGAAAGTCTTTTTGCAGATGCAAAATTTTTTGCAAGTAATGATTCTTTGGTTATGTTTTCAACAGAAGTTTGTGGATCTACAGATGATCTTAAAATTACTGGTCCTCCTCCAGTTGCATTTGCGCCAGCCGCATTTGCTGAATCTCTTCTCATTTCGCTTCTACTTGATAAATTATTTGTTTGACTATTTTTTTCTAAAGACGCTAAATAATTTTTTACTGTTGGTCTCTTGTATGATAAGGACGAATCTTCTGACTCTAAAAGCATACTTTCATAAATGGTCGTAAAATCTATCCTTACATCTATCAAGCCTAATGTTTTTGAAAATGCTAACTGTTGTGCATCCCCTCCTTTTGTTACTGTAACATTTGTTATTGCCGCTGGAGTAAGATTTAAAAAACCCGGGGCCTCAATTTTATGAAAGAATGGCCATTGATATGAATAACCGTCATCAGATCTTGGTAATGCCAATGCAAGAATTACAGCTAGCGGTCCAATTAAATATTGCTGAGTATATTTCAAATTTCCTGGTCTTGGGTTAAATAATCTTACATTTACAGAAAAATTTGCAGCGTAAGCACTATTCCCCCAAATCTTTGGAAAATCTATTCTATGCCCAGCCATCATTTTGTCAATTGTATTTATAGCTTGTGAGGCAAGACTTCTATCTCCTTCTGCCCCTGCTCCCAATCTTCCTTTCATCATCTCTAATTCTTTAGCAATTTCAGCCGCAGTTTCGCCTGCTGTTTTCATAAACCCACCAACTGTGCCTCCTAATTCTTCTCCTTTCTCGGCGGTTCCCTCTCCTATTTTCCTAACACCTTCTGTAAAAGTTTTTGCGCCTGCTATTTGCATTATCTGCGACATACCTTGTGATGCAACATCAGTCATTCTTTGTAAAAAAGTTTCTGTATAATCGTTTGTAAAAGTATCAACTGGCAGCGTGTCAGCGTTAAATACTAAACGTATTGGCTCAAGTGGAGCATCCAAACTATATCCTAAGTTATTCAATATTTTATTATATTCATCCTGTGCACTTTCTAAAGTAAATAACGTAAGACCAGTAGAAGTTCTCGGTAAGTGAGGCGATATCCTAATAATTGGCATAGAATTAAACATAACGGAATCACTTACATATGTTCTAGGAGGCATTCCAATTATATTACTTACAGTAATAGTATTTAATGTTTTTTTATAGTTATATGTTGTTTCTGGCATATCTCGTCTCCAAATTATTGCATCCTGCCATATAGTACTCTATCAGAATAACTTCCATATGCTGAAGTCATGGCAGGTATTGTATTCATTCTAGAACTGACTGCGCTGCTATTTGCCCAGTTCTTCCACATATTTATCATATTAACATTACTATTTTGTATGATTTTCTTATTTTCTTCTCCTGAATCTTTTATAGCTTTAGTTGTTTCTTCAGCGGTTTTCTTCATTACTTCTAATGATGCTTCCTGATTAGCTCTATGTTGTGCTGCAGATACGTTTGCAATTTCGCTCATTAAAACTTTTGTTGGGTCTCCCATTTCTTTAACTGGTCTTTCATCATTTAAAAATTGTTCTAATTCTTCAGCGACTTTCCCTTCTCTTATTTTTTGAACTGGTTGTATTACATAGTCTTTTATCCAGTTCCAAACAGGTCCTAAAGCACTTAGTTTATCAATTATCCAGTCTTTTGCCTTTGCTGCAAAAGATGTAATTGCATCCCATAAATTTGAGAAAACTCCTAATATTTCGTTATATGCAATTTTCAATCCATCCCATATTTTTGGAAAAGCCTCTATAGTTTTTTTCATTACTTTTGTAACTGTGCCTTCTTTATTCCACCATTCTATAAACCAATTTGTTAAAGAATCTATCCATTTACCAAAAGTATTTTTCCAACCCCATTTTAAAACAACCCAGATGCTCTTTACTGTTTCGCGAAGAGCTTGAAATGGAAATTTAATTACTTCCCACAACCCTTTTGCTATAGCTTTTACCCCGTCAATTACCCAGTCAATACCTTTTGCTAAATTTTTCCCGCCAACAAATCCGACTATAGCACCCAATAAAGCTCCAACTCCTCCACCAATCATTGTTCCTATTCCAGGAATGATGGACCCTGCTGCAGCTCCAACAGTACCCCACTTCATAGCCCCGCTTGCAGCACCAGACCACCCACTATCTTTTCCACCAAAGAAAGCTCCTATTCCTGCGGCCATTCTGCTTGCAACAAATTCTTCTGGATTTATTAGCGCTGATATGGCATCAAAACCAGAACCAAGTAATTCAGCTCCTGCAATTAAAGGTAATAAAACAAACCTTCCAGCTAATTTTGCACCTCCCATTGCTAGCTTACCACCAAATTTTGCAGTAGACTTTATACCTGGCATTAAAGTACCAACCCCTTTTTTGACTGTTTTTCCTATTGCGGATACTCCTTGACCAACTGATGTTACTCCTATTTTTCCTATCATTCTCCCTGTTGCACCAGCTGCACCTTTTATTCCCTTTTTTTTGTAAGCTTCTTTTACTCCTTCAACTCCAGTTTTAGCCATGGTCGTTAAACTTTTTTTCTTTGGAATTATTTTTTCGGATAACTTTTTAAATCCTATTTTTCCCAATCCTCTACCAACTAATGTACGAAGAGCTCCTAATCCAGGTATACCTAATGCACTAAGAATGCCTCCAAGAACTCCAGTTAACGCACTAAATGAAGTACTAATAACTGTTGAAAGCATATTGAATGCAAATATTATGCCACTCCATAACCAATCTCCTAATTTTTTAACAGTTTGTTTTGCAAAAAGATTTATCTGTTCTCCAAAACCTTTTATTGACTTATGTGTTTTTTCTAATGCATTTAATTGCTTTTCATCACTTTTTTGTTTTCTTTTTGCCTCTTTTTTTGTTACTTCAGCTGTAATGGAAATATTTTCCGCCATACTTGGGGAATGTGGCCCCTCTCTCTCTTCTCTATCTTCTTCTGCTTTTGTTATTCTTTTAAGAAATCCAATAATAGTTTTTATTATAGATTTTTTACTTTCTTTAGTTTCTACTTTTTCTTTTTCTTTATTACTTATTTCTACTTCTACTTTTTCATCATCAAAAAGATATTTACCAAATTTCCCTGCTTTAGCTTGTATTTGAGCTTCTGTAACTCCTGATTTTTTTAATAATTCTATTGGGTGTAAGAGATCTGAAAAATTAGTTATTCCTTTTTCTTTCATATATTCTTTTATATTATCGTCGTCATCCGCACGTTCTATGACATAATCAAATAATTTTTGTATAAGAGTTCTCTCATCTTTTTTTACTGGTTCTTTAAACCACTCTATGATTTTATCCCATCTAGACTCTTCAAATTCTTCTTTTACTTTAGTAACTTCTTTTTTTGTTGTAAACTCTGTTAGTTCTTTTACATATTGAATTAATTCATCCATTTTTGGCATTAAGCCAGTATAAAGTAAACCAGTTGCACCAACTATTCTATCATAAACGTTACTACTACTAGTAGCCTTGGCAACATCTGAAGCATATTTTCCTCTTCTTCCAAATACCCATCTAAATACTTTTGGTAATGTTGCATTAAAGAATCTATATACTTGATACATTCCTTTAAAGAATGGATGCTTATCTAATGTTCTTTCTAGAACAGTACCCCATGTATCTGCAGCACCGAACATTGCCAATTTTATTTCTTTTAGTTCTGAAACCACATGCTTTATTGTTCCGCCAATTTCCGATTGTTCTTCTTGAACTTTTTTATATTCATTTAGAAAAGTATTTACAATATTTCCTGTTTTTTTTACTGTTTGCTCAGAATCTTCTTGTATTGTTTCTAGAGTTTCAGACATATCAGCCATAGTTGTTCCAATTTGTTTAGCTATGGCTGTATTTTTAGCTTTATCAATTTGTTGCATTACTTTTTCCGCAGGCATTACAACTTCCGCAGAATGTACTTTTATTATTCCTCCTTTCTTTACATAACCACCTCGTTGCATACTTGGAATTTCATCATCATCATCATATTTTTTCTTAATACCAATTATTCTGCCAAGTCTTGAAAAACCGCTGGATACAGCCTCACCCAATTTTTCTCTAATTCTATCTGCTGCACTTCTAAATATATCGGTCTCCATAAATTTAGAAGCAAAATAACCAAAGATAGGAGATGCTGAAGATAAGGCCATAGCTACTGTATTTTGTTTATTGATATTTATATCTTCGCCAATAGCTCTAGCGTATTGTCCAATTGCATCTTTTGTTGCTTTTGCAGTTTCACTTGTAATATATTTAATTCCAGTTGCTAATCTATTAATTGTATTACCCAACCCTTTAACAACTGTGTTATATGATTGCATTGTATCAGTGGTAAATTCGTCTCTCTGCATTTCAAGTTTTTGTAACATTCGTTTCTGTTCATTTGTTAGACTATTTATTTCTTTACTATAATCAATTATTCTCTCATTGCTTTGGCGTTCGATATCTGCTACAGTTCTTGCTAAACTATTTATTCTTTTTGCTCTATCTGCACTACTGACAGGATCATCTAAAAGATCCACTTTGCGTCCTATTTCATCATAGTTTGTTGCCATATTATGTTAACCTTTTTAAAGTAGTTAATACTTTGCTTGAATATTGAGAATATTCAGAAGAGATGGCTACTACTTCTGATGGGTAGAACAATTCCTGAATACAAACAGTTGATAGATTTTTTATATTTAAAGCATTTTTGTACGACAAATACAATGGGTATAACACATCTTGAAATTTACCTTTTATAGAAAAAAATTTATCAAAATTATTAAAATATACTGCAATAATTGTTATTAATTTATCTACTTTATCTTTATTTGCCTCTGGTGATATTTTTTGTATATATTCCCTATATTCTTTTAGTATATTTCCTTGTGGTATTTTAGTTTCAAAATCATTAAATATAAAATTTATAAAATTGTTCACTTCTTTTTCTTCGATTTGGTCAAAAATTTTTTTAAAGTAATATATATAATATTTGGTTAGAATATCATTAAAATCGCTTATAAAAGAATTTGGTTTCATATGAGAGACCATATGCATACACTCATGCAAAACTAATTTTGCTAACCAGTCATTTGAAGCATAAGCAAAAAATGAAAAATTGTTTGATAGTAAAACATAAACTTTTTTAGTTTCTCTACTATAAAAACCTACTACATTTTTAAGATGTACAGGTGCAAATATTTTCCATAAAAAGAATGAAGCTAAACCGCTTGTAGTAAAGCAAGGAACTATTTTTCCGTCATTAACTAATGTCTCAATTATACTAGAATTATTTAAGACAGAAGTTGATTGTATAGCTTCTAAAAAAGATTTTCTAAGAGAATTAGAACCATATAAAATTTTATCATCAAGTTGAGCTACTGGTTGTAAACCAATTGGTAGTTTAAATAACTCATTTAAATTTTCTTGATTATCCATTACAGTTCCTCTTATTTGTTAGTATACATACCCAATATATCAACAAATCCTGCTAAATTATTTTCTTTAACTTTTTTAATTAATTCAATATCTGCAAACTCCCCTAAAGAATTAGTCCTTTTTGAAGCGTTGCTTTCTATAATTTCTATCATATCATTACTCATAACTGTATAGTCACTTGAGCCAATGAATAGAGGTGGATCATATTTTCTAACATAGAAAGCGCACGAAGCAGATAATACTAAGTCATCTCTTGATCCGCTATCCGCCTCTACTCTACCACTTGTTTTTGTTACCAAGCCTGCAATTTCTAATGCCAATCTTTTTGATTTAACTATTTCAGGATATTGAGTTATATATGAGTATAATGCGTCAATCATTAATGGTCTTGTTTTTGTATTTGTTGATAGTCCTGGTAAGAAAGTTTTGCTGCCCCTTCTTTCTTTGTAAACCATAACTGAATACTCACTATTGTATATTTGTTCGACAACTTGGTTTCCGTATGAGTTAGATTCTATAACTATCAAACCAGGGTATTGTGCCGCAACAATTTTTACAGCTTTAACAAAATCAAGAACTTTACATTTAGTTTGGTACTCGGCTACTTGCTCTAATGTTTCATAATCCCAAACTGTTATTGCAGATTTATCTTCGCCATGCTCAGGAGCTGTATCAACCCCCATTATATAGTATCTACCAGGTATTGCATTCGAGAATCTCCATAATTCACCATTAAATAGTTTAAGAATCTCAATTGGTTCCCGAACTGCATCTTGTACTTTTTCAACAGTTTCTGCACTAAAGAATGATCCTTCTGCTGGTAAGAATTTTAACTCTAATTCTTGTGCAATTTTTCTAGGATCATTATCAAAAAGTTTACATTGATTTTTGTACCACTCTGAATCTTCTGCCAACTCAGGAATCATCTTCCAGTGAATAACAAAAGGTTCAAAAATATCGTCTCTTGAAATAGCTTTTTGATATCTCTTGAAATACCATTCGCCAATTCCAACAGTTTTATTCGGAGTTGACAATACTACAGTACCATATGGAACTCCAGCTTTTCTGGCTTGCATTTGATTAGTTGATAATGCAGGAACCATTGAGACCCATGCAGTATCGATATAGTTGATAAATGCAGCCTCATCTATAACCAAAAATGTTATAGCTTTACCACGAAGAGTCTTGCTAGGAGCATTTGGGTTAACTGGAGAAGCGTAAACTTTGCTCCCATTCGTAAGGATAAACGATTGCTCAGTCCTTTTAGCGAAGCCCTTGCCCAATGGCCCTTTTGGAGGTTTCATCCAGTCAGGAAGCTTTTCAATCATTCCTCTGATGGCTCTAGCAAAGTCTGTAGCTTCCTTACCATCTTTTGAAATAATTCCTATAACAACATTATCATAAAAAACGCTTAACCAGGCTGAATATGCTTGAATAATAGTCGATATGCCTATCTGACGACTCTTAAGTACGAGAACATACTTTTTTTCTTCGATTAGATTAATTAATTCTATTTGTTTTTTATATGGAATTAAATGTGCATCTTTTCCTGGTAGTTCTATCAAGATATATTTTTTGCAAAAATATTCAAAGTCTCCCTTACATTTTAAATATTCCTGAACATATTCATCCGCTATCTCTTCTAGGTTTTTTACTTTTTCATCTTCCATTAAAAATCTCCTTTATGATTTGTTCTAAAAACATAATCTATTTATATATATTAATAGTAAATCTAGAAAGATTCTAAAGTATTTTTTCCAAGTTTTAACGCCGAGTAAACTTAATGCGGTATAATTCGCACTAACTTGTTTTGTTACTTCTAATTAGTGTAAAATTGCAAGTTGATAACCATTGATTCCTTCTTGTAAAACTTAGTTCTGTTCTAAATAAAATATATTTACCTTCTAATGCTGCATAAGATATTGTTAATGGTTTAAATTTTATACAGTCGCCAATATTAAATGCATGTTTTATATCTATATTTCTTTCAATGTCTAATGATATTGTTGACAAATCACATAAGCTTTTTGCTAAAGAAGAACCAAAAATAATTTTACTCTCTTCGTAACCAGTATCTTCGTTAAAATATCTTGTTCTATTTATTAGTGGATTTAAATAAAAATTTGGTTCTAAGTTATTTGACATAGAAATTAATGCTTGTTCTTTAGCAATATTTTCCAATTTTTGTTCAACTAAAGAAAATAACTTATTTGCTGGTTTAACTATATGTTTAATATCATTCGATATTGTTGCAAATTTTGCGTTTGCATAATATTCACTTTGAATAATACTGAATGTATAATATGCTTTTCCTTCATCAACTTCGCCTGCTATTCTATCTATTGTTGTATGTTTTTCTGCACCTTCCATTCCGGCTAATTGATAGATAGTAAAATTATGCCCTCGTTTCATTCTTTCAGTTAAATTCTTGATATAAATTTTTTTATCATAATTACAAAAAACTCCAGCAACTCCATCAAATAATCCAAATCTTCTATCAAGGTAACCATCAAACATATCATCGTCGCCACCAGATTCTTTTATTATTTTATAAAATGTAGTTGGTGGTATACAAATTTGATCTATAAGCTCAGTGTTTTCACCACTAGAATCATACTCTAAAGTTGCTCCAACTTTAGATGCTAATGAAGTTATTACATTTCTTAAAGTTGTTCCAATAAACACGTCATTAACTACAGTTGACATAATCTTATAGGGTTCTTTAGGAACTGCATGAATAGTTATGATAGTTCTTTCCCAATTTATTTGCTCCTCTTTTAATGCGGAGGTCTGGGCTCTTTCAGCAAAGTTAAAATCTGATGTTAAATAAATTAATTCAAAAGAAATAGTTTCTGTTGGGATACCAATTTCTTTATATAGAGTTACTTCAATTTTAATTAAATCCCCACCAAACAAATTATTTAAAATAACATCATTAGGATCAATGTATAATGATATAAAAAACATTTGGTATGCTGAAGCTAATGTAGTTATAATTTTAAAAGCAACTAGATCATGTGTATAATCTAAATCTTTTATGGTGGTCTTTATTTTATATGTCTGAATATATACTCCAGTTGGTTTGTTACCACTTTCGATCGAGTCATTAATATTTTCTGGCATAAATTATATTCCTTTATTTTTTTGTTCCAAAAAAAATAGGTTGTTATAGAAACCAACCTATTTTTTACAAGAAGTAGTATCACTCTTCTATATCTTGTTTTTCTAATTTTGCTAATACTTTAGACATTCTTTCTGGAATTACCAAACAACTTTCAGCAGCATCCTCAAGAATTCTTTTTATATTTAAGTTAGATTCCATTGTGCTAAACATGGCTATAGCTAAAAACATATCCCACGCGGAAGGTAACACTGGCGGTTGTCCTTCTTGTGGCTTAGGTGTTATTTCAGAAAGATACTTTGAAATATCATCACGTTTTTTCTTACTGATTTTTTCAATAAATCCTAAAATATCAAATAAAGATTCTTCAGTAATTTTTTTTTCAAAAGAAAATTTAATCATATCAAGTATATCATTTTTAAATACTTGTATATATGATTGAATAGCTGCATCAACATTTGTCTTCGATGATCTAATATGAACTTGGCTCATTTCCCCTAGTCTAAATTTAAATATTAATCTGCCTCTTATTTTTTCGCCTTCAATAGCCAAACCAAATGAAACAGATGCTTTCTTTGTTCCATTATAACTGTTTTCCACAACCATAACTGGGATGATGTTTCCTACTTCATACACATTATGAGAATTTCTTATTAAGATTTCATTTCTCATTCTTGTATATGCATTATAGAATAAAGTATTTTCTGCAATGATTGGAGTTCCTACTTTTGTTATAGATTCTCTAATTGACTGATTTACAGCATCATTTCCTATGAATTTATATTTAGTTGAAACATAACCAGCATAAATATATCTATCAACAGGATCATCTAGTCCTCTAGTAAAAACTGCTAAAAGAGATGTACTATACCCATCTGTTGGATGAGCATTATTAGTTTTATCAGAATAAGTTAAAAGATCTCTATATACAACTTCGCTATATCTATCTGAATAACTATACATTCTTCTAACTGGATCTACAGTTAATCCCATTTCTGGCGCAAGAGCCTCAAACGAATGTCTTGGTGTTGTCATGATTTTCACCTATTCACTATTGTTTTATTACTTCTACCATTTCAGTTTCATTCAATCTCATTCCATCGTCGAGTACTTTTTGGTAACCTTCCAAATTTTTTAACAATGACTCATTGGGTTAAGTCCATTTTCTATATTCTTGTTAGTTCTTAAACTCTTTTAGCTAAAAATCTAAGATATATATTTCTTCCATCAAATTCGTATCTTGGGTATTCCTGAATAATTTTAAATCTCTTTTCTAATTCCCAAAAATGTTTTGCTCTTTGAGGAGTCCATATTGAAGCGTGCGGGCATGAGGGCTCATTTAAAAGCTCTGTTGTTAATAAAATATTATTAGCTTCAAAATTCTGATCAATTACTTCATCCAAAATCATTTTAGCTAGAATTTCATAATTTGGAACTATAATATCAACAATACCGCCCTTTTTAATACAAGTAGAAACCAAATAAATAAAATATAAAACTTGAGTAAATGATATGTGCTCCAGAAATCTATATGCGCAAATTCTATCTACTTGTGGGCGAAATTTTTCCATAAATTCAAATGCATTACAATTGCAATATAATTTTTCATTACTGTTAAAAGAAACTGGCATTTTATTTTCGATATAATCTTCTATCTCCGATGCTGTTGCAGCGGACAAATAGTTGGTATCTAAATTTATAGTTGTTATAAAAGATGTTACTTCTTCTTTTGTTAAAATAGGATCAATCTTGCCAGCACCTAGATTTAAAATTAGCATACTAGTCTCCTATATGTTTTCTATTACTATACTCTTTGTAAATGGTTCTAGATAATATTTAAAGTATCTTTCTTTATCAATATCATCTGGATCCATGATTTTTAAGGTTTGAAACGATACTACCATTTCGCCATATCCTTTTAAATAAACATTTACTCTGTTGTCTTTAATAGGAATTCCAAACAAGATAGGATCGTTACTACTAAGAATATAATCTTTTATTCTTTGTAATTTTATAAAAATCATTTTTTTCGATGCTGTATTTAAAACATCTGTGCAAAGTTGTGAATAAACTGAATCTATTTTTTCATTTCTAAATGGAATTCCTTTTATAGTTACTTTTTTATGTGTATCTATGGCTATATATTTTTTTCTATCAATAGACATAATAAAAATAAGAAAATGTTTTCTTAGATTAAACGGAATTCCACCTATGTTATTTACTTTTAAAATTTTGGTTGTTAATATACCATCATATTGTCTTATAACTAGTTCATCTTCTGTAATTTTATTTTCTCTTATATACTCTGTAATTATTGATTGAGTTGTATTTCTTAAGAGAGATGTTAATCTAGGATTTTTACGCATCATTTTACCTATTTTTATGTTTCTTTCTATTTTGTTTTCATAATTTATTTCTGAAACATCTAAACCTAATTTATTCATGATAGTATAATGACAAGCTTCAATATCAAAAAGATAAACATCTCTTAAAATTAACTTTAAGTTTTTATTTATTTGCATAAAAATTTGGGTGAGTTTCAACAATTAGAAACTCACCCACTCCTTTTTTTTATTTTAGTATATCAATAATTACCTGATCAATTTGTAAATGATGGTTAATATCAAAAACTTCTTTTTGTTTCTCTATAAACCAATCAACTGCACTTTGGTTCGTAGTTATTTTATCCAAATTTTTAACAATTTGCTTATATAAAATTTGTAACGATTCCTTATCGCATGGTTTATTTAATTTTTCAACAACTTTTGCAACATCAATTTGAGGGACATCAACTGTTCTATCCGATTTTTTAATTCTTGTAATTTCATAAGGAATTAACTTATTATTAATCATATTACAAAATACAATGATCAACCCCGTTCTAACTCCATAACATTTAGTAAAAATTGTTCCATTTATATTATTTATAATTCTAAATCCATTATTGTAAATTTTCATATCTACGCCTTGAGCGTCTAAAACTGGGTGTATATCCGCGTCCTCAAAAATTTTTAAGCATCTTTTATCATTTCCATCTTGATCTTTTTCTTCGCTTCCATCTTTAACTGCCATAATAAGAGTTTTCTTTGGGTCAACTCCTCTTATAGCAACCTTAACTTGGCTAATATCAGAGAATCTTGATACATTTGCCTCAAACCATTCTGACAAAGAAGTTGTTGTAATAACCATGCCTATTTCTGTAAAAGATTCTTTTGACTCGGATTTTTGAACTTCTTCTCTCATAGCTGCTTCTGCTGAAATATCAACATTATCGACTGGAAATATAGGGGATGTTTTTGTTTCCATTTTTTTAACCATCTGTGTTAAATTTTCATTCATTTATGTTTAATCCTCCCATTTCTTTTTGTCCACATCAGGTTTAGATCTCCACTCATTAGGATCTAACTTTGTAAATGACTCAAGAGCTGCACCAGATAATGCCATTATTGTTATGAGATGCTCATAAACTTCAACTGGAGCACTTAGGTTATTTTCAAATTCTCTACAAGATAACAACCAAGGGGGCAACTCTTTATTCCACTTACCGGAATAAGCTTTTTCTATTTTGTTTATGTAATTCTTCAATAGCAAAATAAAACTAGCAACATTTAATGATTTTATTTCTGAATAATTTCCAAATATGCATTCTTCGTATTCTCGTTCTTTTTTATAAAGTTCTATAATGTCATTTCTGTTTGCCATTATGTATCCTCATTCTTCAGAACAATTCTAAACGATATAGTAAGAACTTTTCTCCAGCAACTATTAAATTTTACTATTGAAGCTAATCTAGTAATATTTTTTTTTCAGAATCTTTAACTAATTTTATTTGGCATTTTGCTGGTATTTCTACAAACGGAAATCTTACTGATCTTGCTATATATTCAAAATCAGTTTCTTTAATACACCAAGGTTTAGAGGTATCTATTTCCATTAAAGCCATTAGGAATTCCCTTCCAATTTATGGCTATTGCTTCAGACGTATGTATGCTTTCTTGATGAACACATTTAACTATCCAGTCTGCAATGTCCTCTCTTTCATCTAGTACACTAGAAATATATCTAATTGCATCTTCGACAAACATTGGATTTTCTGCTGCAATTCTTGCTATCTCTTGTTCATCTATTCTTTTGATTATTGGGTATGGAAGAGTTTTTAATTTTGATTCGACGCATTCTATTATATCTTCTAACCAGACATAATGAGGTTCTTTAATTTCAACTAAAATATCAGCAAATGATCTTTGATTGTGAGGGTACCCTTTACTATTTTTCTCTAATAGATTTGTGCACAACTCTACAGAACATGGGCAATACGATGCATATTGAATTTTAACTCCTTGATAAAATCTAAAACTTTGCTCTAGTTGGCCTTCAAATCTGCACTTATAATAAATTGGAAATGAGTGTTTACTTAAAATTGAATGTCTGTTTATTGGCATTCTAAATTCAAATTTTATAAAACTCGATAAACTTCCAATATTGTTTCTCAAATCTTCTAAAATCTTTTTAATCAGTACATGTTTCAATGGCAAATCCAAATAAGGTTTGAGAGTTAATAATAATCTTGACATTGAGATCCCTTTCGTCTTTTCATCTAAATCGGTTCTCATCGAAACATTGGCATTTAGCTGATGAAACCCACCATATTTAGATTCTAGTCTAAAAGGGACCTCAATATTCTCAACACCAACTTGCCTTATTGGGATTTGTAAAACTGGTAAAGAACATTGAATATCAGGCAAGCCATCATTCATTTTATTACCTCATATCAGTCTTATTTCTAAATTGTCATCTAACTTGAATTTTTTTATTGCTTCTTCTACTATTTTTTTCTTCCATTCAAGTAATTCATCTGATTGTTCTTCAGTTAAATTTTTTTCAATATCGTGCTCAAAATCTTCTGAACAATGAATTATGAAAGTTGGTTCAAACCATGTATTTTTATCCTCTAGTAATTCTCCGTCCTTGATATAAAAATCTCTATCGCTTACTTGAAATCTTAATTCTAGAACTGCCCCACACTCGGAACACTTTCTATTTTCTAACAAGTTTCACCTCCTGAGATTTACTTATGATCGACCCCTATTACTGTTAGATATGAATTTAATAATTTTACAGATTCAGGAACTGTATCTAGTTCTAAAGATTGGTCAAACAAACCAGCTTCGATAAAATTTCTAATATAGTTATTTTTTAAATCTATACAATCTGATTTTGTGGTTAAAAATTCAAATAAATTATTAGGAGCATCATGAGCAATCAAACATGCAGTTTCCATTTCACCACATCTTTGACCGCCTTTATTTTTTCTCCCACCTAGAGGTTGTAATGTTCTTCTTGCATATGCACCAATACCTCGTGCAGCTAATTTTTCATCTGCAATATGAACCATTCTGAAAAAATATAAATACCCTACTGCTATTTCATTCATTAAATATTCTTTTGATAGTGGATCAAACAATTTATATTTAAATTTTGATCTGGTATATTTCAATGCTTTCCGAACATCATCTAATGTACATGATTCAAAAGGTGCTTGAATTATTGTGAGTTCGTTTATAAAATCTTCATCAATTAATTCAGGTAATTTCTCTTCAAACTGTTTTGAATACCAGGAATTTTCTGTTTTATCAATTATTTTGATATAATCCAAAAGATATTTTTTTATTTCCTCTTGTTTTTTACCATTTTTCAACATATTTAACATATTTAATTTTAAATCATTAACTGACATTGCTAGATGAAGTTCATATAATTGACCAATATTCATACGAGAAATAATACCTAATGGATTAATACAAATATCTAAATGACGCCCATCTTCTAATTGTGGCATTTTATCATGTGGAACAATTCTAGAAATTACTCCCTTATTGCCATGACGATTTGCCATCTTATCGCCAACTTTAACTTTTCTAAAATGAATACCAAATATTTCAATATGCATTCCTAATATTTTTTCTCTTTTTTGTTTATATTTTCCAGTATATGAAAATTTATCCAACCCATTCTCTCTAATAATTTTAAGAGCTTCATCTTTTGAATAATATTCCTTTAAAATATTTTGAATATATGCTTCTTTATTCTTTTGTTGTTCTATCTTCTTTTTAACCCACTCAGAATATTCAGGAATCTCTTCATTCCACTCATTTGCATATACATTTACTTCTGAAATTAAAAGATCCTTCTTTGTATCTAAAACTATTGGTTCTGTAAATACTCCAGTTGGTTCCTCTGAATTTATTTTTTTCATTATTGCATAAGGAGTTAATGCGCTAATTTTTTCAAATTGCTCTGGCAATGGTTTATACTTATTTTTATCTAGAGATAATAAAACTTTATCAGGAGTTATTGTAAATGATAAATCTTTAAAGTTTACGGATGTTAGTATATCTTCATTTGATAATCTGTCAGATATCACTATACCATCCTCATAATTATTTCCATAATAAACCATCACTCCTGTTAGTAAATTTCTGCCAATATTTATTGAGCCATTTTTACAAAAATTACTTTCTGCTAAGATATCTCCAGCTTTAAATCTATCACCTTCTTTAACATATACTGTTAAGAAATCTAAATGCTCAACATAAATTTTTCTATAACTAATATTAAAGAAATCAGGAGTTTTATCATCATACATTACCAAAATATAATCATTATCTACAAATAAAACTTTACCATCTTTTTTAGCTCTTTTAATAAATTGTGTATAATCTGTATATAAATTCTCACAACCAGATTTTATTAATGGTTGGTCAAATTCTTTTAACATAATAGCTTGTCTCATTTGTGACGATGACATTTGCAATCTTGTTTGATCATCATTCTTTAAAAAAGGAACCATAGAAACCGGAATAGAAAATGGTTGTTTCTCACATACTTTATCTGTAAATCTCATATTCTTGTCTAAATCTACATTAGAAACTAAATTTTGTAAAACCCCGCAATTATCTCTATCAGGAGTATCTACTGGGCAAATTCTTCCAAACATTGTCGGGCATATATCTCTTAAATGTTTTGGAATATTTTCTCTTTTAAAACCACCCGGTCCCAAAAGACTTGTTCTAGATAACATTGTTAGTTCATGAATAGGATTGATAGAAAAATCAAATTGTACAATATCAGATACATTACATTCTGATAAAATCTGGGTTGAATTTATATTAAACTTTGGCTGTCTAGCTGTTCTATTAGACATACACAAATCGAAGATTATTTTTGATATTTTTCCTAATACAATATATTCAAAACATCTTATTCTTTTATTTGTCAAAAGAGTATCATCTAAATAACCCAATTTTAAAACTTCAGTTAACTCATCTAATACTGTTGGTTGTGTTAGATATTTCGCTGTCATTATATCAACTTTTGGAATCAAACTTAAACCATAAATAATATCTTCGCCCTTAGATTTTGCGGCATATTTGGAGTAGTTTCTGCCTAGTTCTAAAATAAAATCGTCTTGAGTTAAACCTTTTGATTCTTCAATATATAGTTTAAGATCATTTCTTAATAACTCATAAAGATTTTCGCTATTTTTATCAATTTTACTATTTAAATTAAATTTTTTAATACACTCATCAACTCCATAATACGCAAGCAATACTAAAGACATTGGCACTTTTTTACTAAGAAATGCCATATGGATACAAGAAAATTCTTTCTCCCTAATAACCATAATAGTTGCAACGTTGCTTCTAAATTTTATAGTTTCTCCTCTAGTAACAATTGGAAGATCAAATAATTGAAATAGAGGAATTTTCCTTCTACCATTAATATAAATATAATTTCCGTCAATTAATTTTGGGATAAACATACTTAAATCAATTTCATGAGTACCTTTCTTTACCTTTATAACAAGAGTTTGTTTAATAGTTTTTGATAGTTCACCAGAAGAGAATCTAGAATCTTTCAAATCAATTTCTGTGATTTGGAAGCCTATTTCCTCTACAGGTTTGACTATCTGCTTAACATTTTCAAGTAGTTGGTCGTAATCTTTTTGTCTGAATGTGAAGATATTCCAATCTTCATTCTGGATTTTTAAATTTGGATTTATTATGTTCAAGTTTTTCCTCCCTTGTGACTCAATGCTTTTTGGTCATAATACCGTGCATCAAGAAGTTTCAAAAGTTCATCATCTTCAAGATAATATGCCATACTATCTTTTGGTAATGCATTTAGCAAAAGCTGGAGTAACCGGAGGTCTGGATTGGTTTTCCAGACATCTCTTATTTTAGCTAAAACTTTATCTATTCTTTGGGGATTTCTCATTAGTACACCTCAAGTCATTATATTTACAGTCTTCTTTTTTATGAATTTCTAAATGACAAGTTTTACATACCGTTAACACTTTGTCAACATCAGCACTTTCAAAAGGTTCCCATTTTATTCCTTCTAGATGATGACAATGCAAAGCTACTTCTAACTCATCTTTATGTTTAAAACATTTTTGACAAGTATAATTATCTTTTTCAAATCTTAATTGTCTAAGATCAGCTTGTACTTCTCTTGATGTTGAAACTTTAAAGTCTTTTGGATATTTTTTCTGTCTGTAAATAGGGCATTCTTTTTTACACTGTTCCGAACAGTATAATCTTTGTTCTCCAACTTGTTTCCCAAAAATAGATCTTATTCTTTCATATATTTGACTTATAGTAGGAGTAAACCATTTTCCACAATATGCACATTTAATATCTAAAACTTTATTGTCATCTTTATTTCTTCTACATTGTTCTATATTATGAAGTTCTCTAATATATTTATCATAAATAGGAATATTTTTTGAATAATAACCTCCCTTCCAATTAGATGATATATTGCCAGTTCTAACTTTGGCTTTTTCTATCATTTTTTCTATAGTTTGTTTTTCATATGGATTTTTTTTACCTTTATTCCATGGAATTTTACCTTTATTTTTAATTCCCATTTTTTCTCTTATTTCATCGGTTAGGTAATCATTTTTATTTTTATTCCATGGTATTCTTCCTTTACTTTTATCACTAATATTCTTTTTCCATTTTTTACTTTTTACTTTATTTTTATTCGAATTACTTATTTTTTTTCTTATAAATGGGCAAGAAGCTATATTTTTATTACAACACCATTTTTTATTTTTTAGTTGATATTTAGCCTCTTGCCCACATCCATAATTACATAACATTATAGTATTTTTTCTCCCTTTAAAATTTTATCCATTATTCCAGAATATCTTCCTTCATAAAGAATTCCTTGGAGAATGGCTCTTTTAGGATTTGAAAACGCCATAGCCAAGATCCAACTTTCTTGATTCGGGACAGACTGAATTGAAAAATAATCTGGACTAACTTTATCTCTATCTGGTATCAATCTCCATTTCTTATAATTTTTCCACATCAATTGAGCGACAACACATTCAAAATGAACATGATAAATATCTTTATCATATACTTCAAATAGATTTGAAACAATATCAACATAATCTCTTCCCTTAAATTTATGTAGAAGTTCTGATACTGCTGAAAGATCTCCGATGATATCTTTCTGTTTCATTATAGTTGAATCTTTATCAGTTTGACCTTTAATAACAGCTGCTCCAGACGTATGGAAAGTTCTTAAAACTAATTGAGTACCTCTCTCACCTAGTGTTTGAGCTGCAATAATTCCAATAAATCTACTGTTCAAACTCTTATATAGATCGCCATAACATTTACGACAAATTTTTGGATTTTTGCATAGAATTGGACTTCTGATGTAAATTTTCTTTCCAACATTTGATAAGCAATTTTCTGGAGTAATCAATACTAATTTCTTGTCTTTTTCCATATATCTATTAACTAACATTTTTGCTTTTCTGACGCTGGTAACATTTACTTCTAATAGATCACTTGTTCCGCAATCTTCTATGTCATCAATCTGCAAATTAGCACATGTGAATATTAGTTTTCTCGAAAGATACCCTGATACGCCGGTATTTAAAGCGACATCTAGAAGACCTTTTCTACAACCATAAGTCGAATAGAAAAATTCTTCTGGACTTAATCCTTCCAATAATGAGTGCTTGATTGGAAGAGGAAGAATCTCGCCATCAAAATTCGAAATAAAACCTCTAGTTAAAATTAGTTGTTTAACCTGATCCCATGATCCTCTGGCGCCCGAGTCAATTGTTTTTGCATATTTGAATGTTTTTCTTAAATCCTCAACTATCTTAGTATCAGAAACCGCAATTAATTGTTGTTTTAAATCATTACTAGAAAATAATTTATCCCTAGTTTTACTTGCTCCTTCTACTTCACAATCTTCAAGGG